TCACACCCCCAAATCTTCCACCCACTTATTGCAAGCACGTACAGCGTAATCAATAGCCTTGTCAGCAGACGTCTTAGAAGTTACGAACGGGTTTAAACTCTTCTCTTGTTTCTGCTCTGGCATCTTGCGCAAGGATTCAATCAAAGAGGAACCACCTTTGGGGAAGTCACCCTCTGAAGAAGGGCAGAACAAAGACCACACACGGTTTGGTCTGGCGTAATCTCTGTCCTCCTTCAGGGTTTTGTTTGCGTTTGGCATGTTCCCCATGCAGAAGGACACAATGTCTGTATCCTGCATACTGTCAAACTTCAAGGCAGTGTGCTCAACACAAGACCCTTGGAAATTTAGCTTGCCCTTCCAAGGAGACCCAGACGCAGCCAGACAGGCCACAAAAGCAATGTCTTCATCCACGCCTTTCTCAACCATCTTCGCAAAGGCATAGCAACGTGCTGGGTATTCCCACACATGACGTGTCGCCGTACAAAGAGAGGAGATTAGGTTAGACGGATGCTCCGTACTAATCACCCAGCCACTATCCCAGATGTCCTGAGCATCCTTAGTCTCCACAGCCACCGAATAAGGGCTTCGGTTGGCTAAGTAGTCCATGAACTTTAGCAGAACATTGAAGTGCCCAGCATCAATCAACTGTTTCTGCAGCTCCCAGTGGCGCTCACTCCCTTTACGCACATCAGTTAGGATGTAGTCAGCCCCCTCGCATTCACGAAGGCCAGCGTGGCAAGCCCCGGTGTCTAGGTGTCTTACATACTCGGAAGAGCCTTTCTCATTGAGCTTCACAGAGGAGAAAAAAGCTGTAGCCCCTCTCCGTGACACACCCTCTGCCACAAGATCTTTACGGAAAGGCTCAAGAGTCTTCAACAGCTCGCCATTCTCCGGCTTTCCCCGCATCAAACGAACACCGCCCTCCTTAAGGGCTGCAATTTGAGCTCGTTTCTCTTCTAGCTCACGTTTGCGTTTCTCTTCTTCAGAGGCTAGGTAAGACAGAAGGTCATTCACCTGACGGGTTTGGATTACAGAGGCGTTAGTAAACTCACCATCTTGAGTTTGCCCACACAGGATATGTGCAGTTTGAAGGCCCCCAATGGCACTTGCTTCGTCAGAAGACATGACGTTAAACACATCTAAGCGGGGGGTGCCGTCTTCAACAAGTTGGAGCATACGGGGAGAGGTGCGGGGCTTGCTCTCTGGGAATCGACCATTGAGGTGGAACTCAACAGCACCAGCTTCAATAAGCTCATTTAACGGAATCAGGTAGCAATCCGAACGCTCATCTATACGTGCCATATTCACACGATGCTTCACTGGCTCCGCATCTGTACGAGAGTAGTAGGTGTTGACACGCACCTTACCGTCGTCAGTAAAACCTTCGAACTGACACACAACACCAGCACGACCATTTGATGATAGCTTTCTTGACTGAGCACTATACCCCATGTACAGCTTACCAACTTCTAGGGTTTCTGTTGTTGCTTTGCTCACTGTTTTCTTGTTCATTGGATTCTCCTACCAACGTTTACGTTTAGAAGTGTAGGCAGGGGACATTTGAACCCACTGCCCTTTGACATATAACTTACGTTCTCTCTTCTTCTGACGTCTGTGACGTTCACAAGAAGCAAAACCTTTACTAAACTCCATTAGGCTCTCATAGCTCCTGTAAGACATTTTCTACTAACACCTGTACCATTGGGTTAGGTGCCACTAGAAAACAGCCCTGTGAGCTTTACAGGGCTTCTGAGCTAGGTATTCTTTAAATCCATACCTACCCCTCACGTTCCTTTCGTTTATCATAGGCGGCACGTAGCCGCCACCCAATGTAGATGAAAGGTATTGCTAATATTAACACACTCATACTGACCCCTCTTTCTTCTCAAGCTCATTTAGGCGCTTCTTAAGCTCGTCAATCTCTTGAAGCTCACCTGTACCCTTGTTGTGCTTAAGGCCGTGACCAAGGTCGAACAAGAAACGTAAGAGGAATAGGGCAGCCACCACAACAACAGGGGTGAGGGTGTAGATCCCTACGTACCTCAAAGAAATGTTAATAAGAATGCCAACAAGGAACCCAACAAACCCAAGGGAAACGCCACCAAAAGCTGCAATACCCATAAAACCCCATCTTACTTTTTCTATCTCGTCTGTATCCAGCTGGATGAGGCCGAAGTAGGCAAGTCCAATAACCCCACTTTTACGCTTACGGGTGAGGAACTCTCTTATGGAGGTGAGGCTTATTAAAACAAAGGGGATTACGAATATCGCCACAAAGGGTAGTAGTGTTGTAGTGGTAATAATAATCTCATATATGTTCATGTTAGCCTCTTTCTTTCTCTAGTTTATCAAGTTTCTTACGAAGCTCTTCAATCTCATTGAGCTTCCCTGTGTCTTTATCCCAACGTAGTCCACGCCCCAAGTCTGCGCAGAAACGTACAACAAAAGGGGAGGCCAGTAAAAGGGCAGGACCCCATATGAGATAGAGGGGCATGTGGAACAGTATGTCATCTGAAAAGCCCCCTGGCCCCAACCCCGCGAGGAGGGCTACTAGAGATAGTAAAAAGGAGAATAAGGCTATGATCCAATAACCAAGACTATTGTAAATCTCTTTTCGAACAAGTCTGTCCCACAAACGAGGGTCTTTCCTTGTTGCCACCTTAACCCACATGTCGTAAGCAAGTGCAACTGGCAACAGTGCGAGTGGGGCAATACCCACACAAGTGAACAAAAATATTCTAAATAGTGTTACGTCCATAAGAGCCTCTCTAAGGGTTTCTAAGTTAAAAGATGTATGGTTGGGTTAGTTAGGGGTGGTGAGCCTTACACAGAGCTTATGAGGAGCTCCTGAGGCTATCTCCTACCCCCATTGTCATAGAATACATGCGCCCCACAACGAACAGTTGGGGTCATCTGTCTTGTCCAGTAGTTGTCCACATCATATCGTGCATAGTGCAGCTCAGTGGTTGTGTAAGTTTGGCCTGTTTGATAACGAATAAACGCCTCAAAGGCCACAGCCCTGTCGTGCTTAGTGATGACGCTAAAATCTATATCCTCTGTCAGAGTCCAAGAGAATTGATAAGGCTCAAGCACTACGCTTTGGACAGTGTTAGGGTAATACTCAGACTCTTTACGCCTAAGCACCACCTCAACAGCCATAACTTGACAGTGTTTAGGCTCCCCACGAGCCTCGTGGTGTACGTTTAACGCCAACCACATTAAGGATTCCGCTAACACGTAGCACCTCTCTTTAAAAATTTATTTAAAAAAGTTGTAGAGATTCTTCTAAAAAACCACTATATATTCATATAGGGAATATAAAGAATATAATATAGAAGATAATATAGAAGATTAGATAGAGAGTTAGAGAAGAGATAAAGAGACTTGTTACTAGCTTCTTCTCTCTCCTCTAATCTCTCTCACTAACTCGTTACAACTATTAGCTTCAAACACAGTGTAAGCTGACTCAGCCACACTCTGATTAGTGTTCCTCATAACACTCTTGATTGAGAACACTGCACGAGAGTTCATAGAAATCATTAGAGCGTTAAGACTATATGCGCTAATCTTAATCTTCTCTTGGTTGAGGCGGTTAAAGTGGTGAAGCTCGATCATTGTCTTAGTATCCCCAGTGTGCTGTGAGACGAACTGACAGAACACAGAGTCTTCAAACGTCCACTCATTGGCCTCAGCCTTAGGTGACAGCCCAATCACCCACACAAGGGCAAACAGGGCGATTATGACACGACTAGCAAATGATGATAGCATTTTCTCATCCCTCCGTGTTGTAGGTAATCCGCACCTTGTAAACAACGGTGCAGGTGACGTGGGAGTTAGAGATGTTTCTTCTCTCCCCCTCTGTTAAATCAATTGCTTCTGTGCCCCATGTTTTAAGGCACAAGTTACCATCAGGCAAGAGGAAATACTCCATGCACTCTAAGTCCTTAAACCTTTTTACATCTTTTTGTGGCTGGTCAACAACAACTTTGGTCATGGGCACTCTCCTATAGCTGGTAGTTTATTTCTACTTTGTTTACAGGGATTACTAGACAGCCCTTCATTATGCTGCCCTTTATAGACCCCTCTGTGAGGTCACAGCAACTCTCTGAGTTGATTTTCACATAGATGTGCCCGGACCCATCTCCAAGAAAATAATCCCCAGATTCTATATCCTCGAAGCTTACTTTTTTGGGGCAGGCTTCTTTTTTCTTGATTTTAATATCGGTCATGGTTACTCTCCTATAGCCACTCAGGCCGTGGACGTCTTGTGTATTGAAACTTAATGTTATGTTGCTTGTCATGCTTGTAGTACAGACGATAAGACTTGACAGGTGACTTACGCTTATACTCGTCAGGCATAGCCAAAGCAACAGGAGTGGGTTTGTGGTTGGGTATTGGTGGCACCACACTGTAAGCCTTACGCATACGCTCATAGTCGTGCTGAGAGCGTCCACGTCGACGCCAACTAAACTCATCAAGCAGGGCACACATGTGACGATATAGCCACTTGTAGTTAGCTGTAGAGTCACCAACCCACAGTGTGCAAGGGTGATGTGGGTAGCCGCCCTCATTACCACCCAAGGGCTTGAAGCCCGTGTGGCGTATGTGAGCTGACGACAACATCTGCGCAGACTCAACAATCTGCTTAGTCACATGAGAGTCACACATCATTTGTGCTGCACGTACAGGACATACGTCAAGATAGAAGATGTTCATTCGTAGTCGTCCGGATCCACTGTTATTAGGTCATACACTTCTGCGACGACCACTACAAGGCCGATAGGCACACAGTACCAAAGGATGAGCTCCCCAGGCCAACCCATGTACAACGTAATGGCTGCAAAGACAGGGAACAGGGCAAGTAGGTAACACATAATTTTATCTAGCATGTTATCTCTCCCTTCCTTTTGAAATTACAGCCAGTATTAAAATCGTATTTACTCCGACTGGCCAAATCAAGACAAAAGCTAGAAAGTTTACAAAGAACAGGAACCACTCAGTTTTCCCATCGAGGCCTCCTTTAGGCGGGTCTAAGTAAACTAGCGTACTGGCAACGATAAACCCAACAACAAAATATAAAACAATAAGATAAGTTTCCATAGTGTTTCTCCTTTACAAGTTGGCACCCCGTACAGGATTCGAACCTGTAACTCACGGCTTAGAAGGCCGTTGCTCTATCCAATTGAACTAACGGGGCTTATTAAAATAGGCACTCACAAAGAGACTAACCAACCTACAAAGTGACCAGCTTAGCAAGTGGTTAGAATTATGCAACGAATATAATATTCATCACACCTCGGTAGTTGACTTACACACCTAGGCTATACATTAGTATGAAAGTGCCTATTCTAATAAGGGCTGACCCCACACAGCTAGGCCAGCCATAAAGACAGTGGTTGAGTGGTTAAGTGTTTAACACTGAATCAATATATTTGCTAAACTCTTTCTTGTATCGGGCACCAAGAAGTTTTGTCCGTGAGAAGGCGTCAGATAAAATTTCCTCAAGGTTGTCTACGTCACGGTAGATAACTTTGCCGTCCAGTGTTCCACGCTTGTATTGGGGGGCAAGGGTTTTTACATTCCCTCTGTCGTACCAGCCGCAGGATGCGCCCTTTATCATCCTGCCCCTCTTGTCCACCTGATTGATGAAAAAGTCCTCACCTGAGTGGCTTACGACGACGCCAACTGAGACCGGGAAGTGTTGCATCATTTTGGGGAGGTAGACCACCTCCACCAAGTCCCCTTCTTTAACCATTAGAACCCCCTAACACTGAGTCAATAAACTTCTCACATTCTTTGGCTAGTTTCTTACTACTACCCCCAACCACAGAGTTAAATTGGTTGGTGCTAATGCGAGACGATGGGGCAGTGCTAGTCTTGAAAGACTTCTTACCCTTAGGTTTGATGGTTAACGCTTTACGTTGCTCTGCTTTCTCTGCCTCAGTTTGAGGGCTTAGGTATTCAGACCAGATAGACATAGTAGTTCCTTACTTGTAATACTTGCTGTACTCAGGGACTGTAACGTGGAAAGGCTTTTTCTTACTTTCCCTGGGAGCCCCGCTTAGCCCTGCTTGTGCTCGGGATAGTTGTACAATGTTATAAATGTCAGATAGACGTGAGCCATTAGGTACAGGCACACATTGGCGGGCACATGATTCACGTACACGCTTTTTATACTCAGTCAGGCTGTCACAGTTCGCCAGCATGGTTAGAGTGGATAGTTGAATCTCATTAGTCATGTCGATAGCTCCATTAATGACACCAATAAAGGCTACTGCATAGGCACAGCAGCCTTGATGATAGCATTAAGCCGCTTGTTCCTGCTCACCTTGCAGGGCAGCAAACAAGGCTTCAGGTGTGACACCATCGGCGTCCATTACAGCGTCCAGCACTTGCGCCAGTGACAATGGGTCTGCCGCTTCCTTGGTGTTGGTCTCTTCCGTACCCTCTAAGGCTTGAGTGATTGTCTTGGTGATGGTTTGGGCTAGATCAACCTTAGACTTTTCCATTTCAACGTTGTCAGCCTGCCATGTCCAGATGTTATTAGCTTCGTCAGCCAAGAATTCTTCAATCAACGCCAGTTTCTTGTCGTACTTGGCTTGCTTGTGTTTCTTGCCAAAAGCTAACAGCATATCTTTAGAGCGACGTCCTTTGAGTACACCATTATCCTTGATTTGCTCATAGTTGTTAGCATGAGGGATAAAGTGATTGAAGTACATGCAGGCAACACGCCAGTTAGCAGCAGTGAGCACAAACGTACCGTCAGGGTTTAAACCTAGCAGGCGGTTTAGTGGTTGAATATCACCGGTTTCTACAACGTATTCAAGTAGGTCACGTGACAGTTCACCTAACATGGCCTTGGTAATACGCTCAGCTTGTGCTAGTTGCTCGATTTTATCAAGGATTGAATCACGTAGTGCAATGTTTTCAGTAGGCATAATAATCCCCTTAGTTGGATTAGTGGTAATAATCTAAGGCAGTGAGAGAGTAGCCCCTCCCACAACCTTATGTTATTAACACTGTTAGTTTTATACTAGCTTGGTATCGCTAGTCGCTTTGCTCTGGTTAGTCTTGTGCTGTCAGTCAGTATACAAGGAGCCGCTAAGGAAACTAAATGCAGTTCACCTAACAGACAATGACAACCGTCGTCGCTTGGCTATTATGATTCACTGGTTAAGGTTGTAAGTCTTAATGATTCCAGTAAATCCCAACAATGTTAAAGAGCTAATCTAACCTTTTACTAGAGTACGCTTGCCTTGCTAATAGTCGCATATATTTTCTCTTTATCTAGCAGTGATTGTTTGTGATGTAGTGCCTAGCATTCCACCACTCGCAATGATGCCATAGTAAGAGACCATAAAGCGGAGCTGTTTTGTTATTTCTAACAAATGCCTTGTTTACCATTATAGGTGCAAGGTGCGCCCGTTTCAAAAGTCAGATTGTTAAAGAACTTAGAAGCTGTATCGCTTCGATGTGATAAACTATATCAAGCCTTGCTTGTCTTGTCAACCTATTTTTGTTTGTCGTTCACTCAAGCCGCTGGCTATAATTGTTAGTTAGTGTCTATCGCTGTTAACGCTTAACGCATGGCTACATAAACCAGTCTATTGGTTAACACTAACCCGACGAATTAGGTTGATTCAATACTCGCACAGATTCGAGATAAAGTCAATCACAAATTGTTAAAGAACAATGAAGCCTTGCCGCTTCGAGTTATTACAAGGTATCAAACTATTCTCACCTTGTCAACAACTTTCTACTTCTTAATCACTCAAGCAACGTATGCCGTGTGATTGACTATAACCATAGCAAGCCATAACACGAAACACAATACCCAATAACCTACAACGTGACATAGCTCACACAATGCCTAATAGCGCATTATACAACACGCAACGCGTAACTAACACAACACCACTCGCATGTCAATGCGTAGCAGTAAACCAACGTGACGCAAGTCACTGAACACAAAAGAAAATACTAGAAATGTGAAGCAGCTCCCATTGTTGAAACTCGTCGCTAGACGTCAATGCACCTCCACACTACAGCCAATCAAAAGGGTAGGGAAGGGGGCATAGGGGGTGTTCGTTTAGTATGCATGACACCTCAATATTTTCTAGCCAAAATTCCGACATCAGGGCTCACACAGAATCCAATACGTAAGGCCTATAACGTCTTCGACGAGAGATATAGTGGTTCTCGTGCAAGCTATGCTTGCTACGTCATAGAAGACTTATACGCATTAAAGAGAGATAGAGAGAAGAAAGAGATAATTTCTTCAGTAGTCAAACCAAATTATAGAGGTTTATATGAAATTGATTGAGAACTGGAAAGAATGTTGGAAGATGACTAGCTTTCAGCTTTCTCTCCTAGTGATTACTTTACAATGGGGACAGAACTTGTTGGTTGAGATGCCACAAACGCCACAAGAATGGACTTTGTCTTTGTCTCTGTTAGTTCTTCCTCTTGCTCGTGTTTGGAAACAGACAAGCTTACAGAATAACAAGGAGGCTTAATGCCAATTTCCTTTAGGAACATTAAGTCGGGATACGACCTCTATTCCATTAATTACAACTTTACACTGTTAGAGCAGAAGTTTGATGAGAAGTTAGATAGACAGTCTTCGTCTCAGGGTAATGAGATGCGTCAAGACTTAGACATGAACGGGCATGACATCCTCAACATCGGGGAAGACTCAGACATCCTAACTAAAGATAATGCGGATGCTCGTTATGTTAATGTCGACGGGGATAGTATGGAGGGGTCTCTGTCAGTCCAACCTCCTTATCTCTCTACTCATGCGGCTCAGTATGGACAGGTGGTGTCTGCGTTAGACAAGATTGCTGCAGAGAAAAACCAAAGACAAGCTGCAGATGCTAACCTACAAGCACAAATCACAAACTCTCAACCTCTAGAGGGCAGTGCATTCAGCCCTATTAGTTGGCATAAGCAGGTGGTTGAGAATAGTATTAACATCCCTGACGACGTTAATGCGTGGTCATTTGGCCCAACAATGACAATTGAGAGCGGACAGTCTGTAACTATCGGCTCAAACAGTTTCTGGACAATTGCTGACGGAGAGCAACAATAATGAGTGAATTACGTCTAAACCGTATTGAAGATAAAGACACAAACAAAGGCGTTAACGTCGATGCGCTACACTACCAAAACACCCAGTTAGTTAAAAACCTTGGGGAGTGGCAAGCTGGGCTTGTCTTTAACGAAGAAACCGACTACGCTATGTTCAATGACGTGCCGTACAAACCAGCCAAACACACAACACTCCCGTACACCACGCAAGGTAGCGACCCGACCGTTGCACCCGATGCAGGGATTGTGGTGCCTTTTGTTGATTTATCAGTTAGAAATTTAGGCGATTACACTGATTATGTTTTCGATAGCGTGTCCGATGCTCTCAATTCAACAATTTTAACCGCTGGGGATAAAATAACCGCTTACGGTCGCTATCAAAAAAATGGTGGTGGAGGTGGTCAATGGATCGTAGTGCCTTCATCGGGTGTTTCTGTTAATACAACAAGCATCCTGATTTCTAATGCCTTGCCGGATTTAGCCTTAGCGCTACAGGAGACATCACCCACAATAAAACAGTTAGGCGCTCTAGCTGACGAGACTACAGACATCCTGCCGATTATCACAGAAGGCTTGTCAAATTTTGATACGGTTTGTGTGTCATCTGGAGGTTACTATTGTTCCGACACTGTTGAAATTGAAAACAATAAGCAAGTGATTTTGGGTAATAATGCGGTTGTAACTAAGTACGCTGCATTAACAACTAATTCAAGCCCTGTTTTTTGGTTAAAAGGGGACTTTGCTAAGTTGACAGGTTTAAACTTTTCAACTAGCCGGATTATTAGCGAGAGGAAGTCATCCGACGGCGTGATACTAATCGGTCATAGGTCTATGACCGAATCACACGCAAATGTTAATTACTGTACGTTATCTGGAGTCAGAATTAGCGGTGCTAAGGCTTACGGTCAAACTGACACCTCTGTGGACAAGTGTCTTACCATACAAAACCCACAATTTAGTGGGTTAACGTCCTATTTCCACACCATAAAAGATTTACTTATTGAAAACGCAAACGTTGGAATGGAGTTTCGGGGCTGGGCTAACGGAATAATGGGCGGGAATATACACGGGTTCCGTTTAGGTAACGAAACAGCCGGAGTGTCTGCATTCCTGTGGGTTCGTGGTGGTCTAGACAACTCCATGACGGATTTCTTCTTTCATAGATCCGCAAACTCGACAGGGTTAATTATGGATGAGTTAGACAACACCGCAAATGGTGGGGTGGTACATACGCCATCTTACAACTCTCTGAAAGGTTTGGTATTTGAGCAGGGAGGCTCTACCGCGCTAGGCGTGGATGGTCGTGCTGGTGTCAGCAACTATATAGAAGCAAGAACCAACTCTGCGGGCGGTGATGAATATTCTGATGACTTCAAACGACTTAACGTTTTGGTTGGTAATCGCAGTATTTCTGCAAATGTACTATCTGCCGATGATTTAAGACCCAAGTCAATAACAAAACGAGAAAGCAGTAATGGATGGGTTGTCAGTCAATCAACTTCAACCGCATTACTAAACATGGTTGAAAACACGTCATACAAACTAATTGACGTAGAACTAACGTCGGATCGATCATCTGCGACAGTTAACATAACACACAATTGCCAGACCTCTAACTTCGATAAATCTGGCGGTGGATCTGTACAATACGTGTTGAGTAGATTTAACGGGGTAGTCAGTAGCCATGTTTCCTACAACCACGGCTATGAAGGGGCTATACCTAATATATCGCAAACCTCCGGCTCTACAGTAACAATAAGTTTCGCATGTCCAGATAACGGAACAGGTACAGCAGGCCACAATGGAGTGTTTGATATAGATCTCGTGGGGAGGAAGGACTCTCGTTTTAATTACACAGTTTACGATTCGTTAAATGTGGTAACAGGGACAAGTCCCGCCCCGAAAAGCTAGAGACACAAACGCCCTCACTACGGGGCGTTTTCTTTATGCCCTCCCGACTTCGTAGTGCCTGACTGGACATTGAACATAACTCAGTTGGTTCACACTCCATCAGTCAATAACTAACTTCTCAGCTTCACGGACATAGTACTTAACATCAAGTCCGGTGAGTAAAAGTTCATCGGGTTTTTAACAGGTTGTGTTAACCCAACAAAATTTAGGTGATTTGCTGCCTCTAAGTGCAGCGAGAAATATAGGAGGTTTATTTGGATAAAAATAAGCTAAAAGATACACAAGGTAGGCCGCTTACACAGAGCCTCTTCCTTGAAATCGGGTACAGCAACTATGCTGTATACACAATTGACCAAGACGAAGACTACACATACAAGGGGAAGGTTTACCCCTCCCTGAAACGACTTTTCCTAGAATGTGAGGACCCAACAGAATACGAGTTTGCAAACAAACACCTCCTTGGTTGGTCTCATTGGCAACGTCTGTGTAGGAACAAGATTCTTAACAAGCGTTTTGAAGAGTGGCGAGAGGAGTTGGAGGTTAAGCTCCGTTCACAAGGCATTAAGCAAGCAATTGCCAATGCAAAGAACGGCGGCTTCCAAGCCTCTAAATGGCTCTCTGAGGGCGGCTGGGACAAGGCAAAGCCCGGTAGGCCATCTAAAGAAGATAAAGAGCGTCACGAGCGTATACAGAGCCGTGTGGACGATGAATTGCAACAGGACGTGGCCTATTTGTTTAAGGATGACGTATAATGGAGAAATGGCTTCAGGACGCTTACAAGAAAATTGAGCGTATGCCTGACGAAGCCAAGGAGATTAGGGAGCGGGCTTTAGGGGACTTGTTCTTCTTTGCCCGTCTCGTTAACCCTGGCTACGTCTATGGGCAAATTCACAAAGACTTGTTCAGGTGGATGCAAGACTACACTTTGTTTGGCAAGGGGGGCGACCTTACAGCCAACAAACTAATCATGCTGCCCCGTGCTCACTTAAAATCTCACATGGTTGCAACTTGGTGTGCTTGGATTGTGGCGAGGCACCCTGAAGTCACTATGCTCTATGTGTCTGCAACAGCAGAGCTGGCCATCACGCAGTTGTACGCTATCCAGAACATATTGGGCTCTAGCAAGTTTCAACGATACTTCCCCGAGTACATCAACCCTCAAGAGGGGCTGCGTGAGAAGTGGTCATCTACAAAGATTACAGTGGACCACCCACAACGCCGTAAAGAGGGCATTAGGGACGCTACAATAGCAACTGCAGGCCTAACCACCAACACCACAGGCTGGCACGCTGACGTTATTGTAGCTGATGACTTGGTTGTGCCTGAGAATGCGTACACCGAGGAAGGCCGTGAGTCAGTCTCCAAGAAAGCCTCTCAGTTCACCTCTATCCGTAACGCTGGGGGCTTTACAATGGCTTGTGGCACCCGTTACCACCCGTCAGACATCTATGCCGTCTGGAAAGAGCAGACATACGAGGTTTACGACGATGAGGGTTTGTTGACCGATGTACGCCCTGTGTGGGAGATTAAAGAACATGCTGTTGAGACAGACGGCATCTTCCTTTGGCCACGTACAGTCCGCAATGATGGGAAGGCTTTTGGCTTCGATAAAGGGGCTCTAGCTCGTATTAAGGCAGAGTATACTGACCGTGTTCAGTTCTACGCACAATACTATAACGACCCAAACGACCCTGGTTCTAACCGGATTAGTCGAGACACCTTCCAATACTACAACCCAAGGTTCTTGCTTAACGAAGGTGGGGTTTGGAAGTACAATGGTAAAAGACTTAACATATACGCTGCAGTGGATTTTGCGTTTAGTCTCTCGAAAAAGGCGGACTATACAGCTATTGTTGTTATTGGTGTTGATTGTGACGGGAACGTTTATGTCCTAGATATTGACCGATTCAAGACTGACCGTGTTGCGGAGTATTTTAAGCACGTACGTTCTTTGCACTCCAAATGGGGTTTTAAAAAGCTCCGTGCCGAGGTTACAGCAGCCCAGGAGATTATCGTCAACGACATCAAAGACTATGTCCGTAAGGAGGGTTTGAGCCTCTCTGTGGATAAGTACCGCCCTAACCGACACGAGGGCTCTAAAGAGGAGCGTATTGCGGCCACCCTAGAGCACCGTTACGAAGACTACTTAATGTGGCACCATGAAGGTGGTTGGACAGAGGTGTTGGAGGAGGAGCTTATTATGGCTCGGCCAGCTCACGATGATATTAAGGATGCTCTAGCCTCCGCTGTAAGCATCGCAATTAAGCCTAAACAAAGACGAAACCGAGAAGTGGACGACATGCTTGGTTCATCTTTGAAAATTAAAACACACTCTAGATTTGGAGGCGTAGCCTACTAATGTCAAAGAAACTATTAGAGATGGAAAAGGTCTTTGATAGAGACGAAATCTCAAAGATTATTGCTAATCAATGGGACACATTCTCTCAACAAAGACAACCTAAAGTATCAGAGTGGACAGAGCTCCGAAACTACATCTTTGCAACAGACACAACCACCACCAGCAACTCAGACTTGCCGTGGAAGAACTCTACAACCCTCCCTAAAATCTGTCAGATTCGTGACAACCTTCACTCAAACTATGTGTCCGCGTTGTTCCCTAATGACGATTGGCTCCGTTGGGAGGGTTATAAACAAGGTGATGCCCAGAAAGCTGAGAAAGTGGAAGCATACATGTCCAATAAGACTCGTGTAAGCCACTTCAGAACAGAGATGTCTAAGCTCCTGTACGATTACATTGATTATGGCAATGCGTTCGCCACAGTGGCTTTTGAGGACAAGAGACGCATCATCAATGGAGAAGAGGTAACTTCTTACGTAGGGCCTGTGGTTAAGCGTATCAGCCCATTGGACATTGTGTTCAACCCATTGGCTTCAGACTTTGGCTCAACCTTCAAGATTGTACGTTCTGTTGTCACTCTTGGTGAAATTAAGAAGATGGTCCAAGATGAGCCGGACAACGAAGACCTGGCCTCGGCCCTTGAGAAGCGCTCAGAGACTGTTCGTAAAATGGGGGCGTACTCCCTGGAAGATTGGGCGAAGTACCAAGGATTCTACGTTGACGGTTTTGGCAGCATCTACGAATACTACACCTCTGGTTACGTGGAGTTGTTAGAGTTTTACGGAGATTTGCACGACCCGTCCACAGGGGAGATTAAAGAAGACCGCATCATCACAATTATGGATAGAAGCCATGTAATTCGTGATATTGAGGCTCCTTATTGGTTTGGGGACTCTCCTATCTACCACGTAGGCTGGCGTTTCCGCCCTGACAACATGTGGGCTATGGGGCCCCTAGACAACTTGGTTGGCCTTCAGTACCGACTAGATCACCTGGAGAACCTCAAAGCGGATGCAATGGACTTGTGTGTACACCCGCCTCTCAAAATCTACGGTGAGGTTGAGGAGTTTGAATGGGGGCCCAGTGCTGAAATCCACATGGATGCAGACGGGGACGTGCAGGAGTTAGGTAAGAATGCTCAGTGGGTTGTGCAGGCTCAGCAAGACATTCAGCTTATTGAGAATAAGATGGAGGCTTTTGCAGGGGCTCCCCGTGAGGCAATGGGTATCCGAACCCCTGGCGAGAAGACCGCATACGAAGTACAGGCCCTCCAAAACTCTGCTGGACGTATCTTCCAAGAAAAGATTAATACGTTTGAGGTGGAGCTGTTAGAGCCTATCCTAAACGCTATGCTGGAGACAGCTCGTCGTAACATGACTCGTACAGACACAGCCAAGGTTATGGATGATGACTTAGGTGTCCAAGGCTTTATGGAGGTGACAAAAGAGGACATCACAGCAACAGGCCGTTTACGTCCTATTGGTGCCCGTCACTTTGCTGCTCAGGCACAGTTAATCCAGAACCTAACCAACCTTGGCAACTCTGTTATTGGGGAGATGGTACGCCCCCACACAAGCTCTAAGCAACTGTCTAAGCTTGTGGAAGATGTCTTTGGTCTTGAGCGTTACAGCTTATTCTCTCCTAACATTGGGGTGGAAGAGGAGCTAGAAACTCAGAGCATGATGCAACAAGCTAACAATGAGCTGGCTCAGCAGCAAGCTGCCGCTACAGGAGGTTTAGAGGATGAGCTACAAAATCCAAACCAAAATCCTCAGTAAGTGTGAGGAGCATGAGAAAGAGGAGATTAGGGGGTCGTTTGTGGCCTCCTATGCCTACCACAAAAAACTTTTAGAAGTTCTTGAGGACAAGCTGGCCTCTGTCGAAAATGAGTCCCTCAGCAAGGACTTGTATGAGAACCCAAACTGGGCTTTCAGACAGGCAGATATAGCTGGCTACAAGAGAGCTATAAAAGAAATTAAAAATTTTTTGTAAATTTGTGTAGAGATTTTGCTAAAAATCTACTATATTATATATAGAATATATAGGATATATAATAGAATATATAACTTCTAATATCTCTATCTAATCTCTAATATCTAATAATATATAATATACTTAGGGATTCTATTATCTAAAGGAAAGGAGTGACCGCTCTATGTTTGGAGAAGACAAAGAGAAGAAACTAGAGAGTGGAGAAGAGCAGACCAGCTCTACTGCGCCTCAACAAGAACAAGAAGGTGGTGGCGCACCTTCTGCTGAACCACACAATGAACCTTTCGCAGACCTGCTGGGAACCATTGTGAATGACGAAGGGAAGCCGAAGTACAAATCTGTACCAGAGGCGTTTAAAGGTCTTACTCATGCGCAATCTCATATTCAGTCGCTTGAGCAAGAGAAAGCTGCTTTGGAGGCGGAATTGCAAAAACGTGCTTCGGTGGAAGAAACTGTTCAGTCGATGACTCAGCAACAACAGGAACAAGACACACCATCTTCTCCTGGGCTAACTGAGGAAGCCGTACAAAAACTGTTGGAACAACAACTAGAGAATCGAGAGAAGTCGCAACGAGAGCAAAGTAATAAGCAGAAGGTTGCCCAAACCCTAAAAGAAAAGTTCGGCGATGAAGCCGAAAAGACCTTCTACAGTAAGGCGGAAGAGTTTGGAATGCCAAAAGAACAGCTCGAACAATTAGCGGCAACATCTCCTGATGCGGTGTTAAGTTGGTTTGGCGCTCCTGCTAAGCCAGTGAACCCTAGCTCTAGTTCAGTTAACACAACAGGCCTTCAGCCACGTGCTGAGGAAGTTCCTACCATGATGGATGCAGGACGGGAACGTATCAACCTGCCTCGTGGTGAGAAATCAATGCTACTTGGGGCGTCTTCTAAAGACCAAGCAAGTGAGATGCAGCGACACAAAGAAGCAGTGTACGCTAAGTACGGTATTAAACTCTAACGGAGAAGAAAATAAATGCAGTTAACTACTAACACTCGTGCGTTTATTGAGGCGGAACAATACAGCTCGTTTATCCTAACGAACATGCACGACGGTCTGTTGCCTCAGACGTTCTATCGAGATGTGTCAGACTTTGGTTCTGGTACAACCCTCCACATCAAAACAATCGGTGATGTCTCTATTCAGGACGCAGCAGAAGACGTTGCACTTGAGTACAGCCCAATTGATACTGGTGAGGTCACCCTCCAAATCACTGACTACGTTGGTGATGCCTGGTTTATCGTTGACGACCTTCGTGAAGATGGCGCACAAGTAGAACAGCTCGCAGCGGCTCGTTCAGCAGAATCAACTCGTGCCCTTCAAGAGCGTTTCGAGTCTCGTTACCTAGAAGTTTGTGAAGCAGCTCAGACTGATGCAGACCCAAACAAAGTGAATGGCTTTGCTCACCGTATCGCCTCTGCTGATACAAACGGCAAGCTAGAACTCTCAGACTTGATTAAGATGAAGCTGGCGTTTGACAAAGCAGAAGTTCCTATGGCTGGCCGTGTTGCCATTATGGACCCAATCTGTGCTGCTCACTTAGACCAGCAAGTGTCAATCACTAACGACGTCACTCCTTTCGCAGAACAAATCCTGCAGAATGGCTTCGACCGTGAGCATGAGTTCTTGATGAACTTGTACGGCTGGAACATCATGACCTCCAACCGTCTGGCTAAGGGCACCTTTAGTGACGGCACCACCTCTATCTCAGATGGTGTAGCTAACGTATTCATGTGCGTAGCTGACGACAACACCAAGCCTATTATGGCTGCATGGCGTCGTATGCCTTCTGTAGAGGGTGAGCGTAACAAAGACTTACGTCGTGATGAGTTCGTAACAACTTCACGTTACGGCTTTGGCCCTCAGCGTAAGGATACGCTAGGCATTTACATCACCACAGCAGTCAACATTTAAGGAGGCTCTTAGATGAGTAAGGAAATTATGGATGTCCGTGGCGTTACTAAGAACTACGGCATCCGAAAGACAGGTGGCTCGGTTGGACAGTTTCATGCTGACAACCACTCAAAGACGCTAACCTTCGACATTGACCATGACTTTCTGGTTGACGCGGCTGCTGGCAATCTAAAGCTAAACACGTTCATTGGCTCAGGTGCTTCTGTCACCTCTGCTCAAGTTCATGTGATTGAGGCTTTTGATGCTACAGCGGAGATTAGCTTTGACACTTCAACACAGGGCACTTTGCCTGTTGCAGCTACAGAGTTGGGCACAGTAGGTGTGGTTGACATCACCCCAACTGGCAATCTGGCTGTAGGTGGTCTGACAGACGCTGCTGAGGAGATTACCTACTCAGGCGCGGTGGCAGGCTCAACTAAGGGCAAGGCAATCCTTATTGTAGAGTACAAACACGCCGTGGCCTAACGGCTATAGGGGAGGCTTCGGCCTCCCTTTTTTGTTTGAGGAAAAGATATGGCAGAAGTACAGCACAACAACATTCCAGACAACCAACGACACCCACCTAAGGGAGCCTCTACAGCCACTGCAGGGCAAGTTATGGTTGCTACAGGGGCAGACGGTGTAGAGTTTCGTTTACTCGTCTTAGATGACCTTCCAGGCATCTCTCTGAGTGACCTAACAGACTCTCCTTTCTCCCTGAGTGACTTTAATGGTTGGCCTATCTCTCTTGATGACTTGAGTGACTTTAGTAAGATGCCTGCCCAGTCAGATAGCACAGCTACAGATGTTGCAGGGTTGGTGAGTGATTTTAATGCGTTGCTTTCTAAGTTGAGGAATGCTGGCCTAATGGGGGTGTAATTTGAAACCTACACTACTAGAGATTGTCCAAGAAGTTTTGAATGACATGGACAGTGACGAGGTCAACTCAATCAATGATACGTTTGAGTCTGCTCAGGTAGCTAGTATCTGTAAGACGGTCTTTAGAAATATGACCTCTAACCGAAACTGGCCGCATATGAAAAGGGCAGTTAATCTTGTCCCATTCTCTGACAACAACTACCCAACACACATGAGGGTGGATAAGTCCTTTACAGAGATTGTATTCATCAACTACAACACAGCAAAAGCTGGGGAGACTCGCAAATACTACAAGAGCATGACCTGGCTGGAGCCTGATGACTTCTTACGTAGGGTTAATAAGTGGGACACAGACTCAGATAGTGTTGACGTTATTCTAGACATGAGTGGGGTTGAGGTGGCAGTCCGTAACGACAGGGCCCCTGAGTATTACACATCTTTCGATGATGACGTCATTGTGTTCGACTCCTACGATAAAGAGGTGGACGACACTCTGCAATCCTCAAAGACCCAGTGCGTGGCTTACGTCCTTCCTGAGTTCTATGTTATTGATGACCACAAGCCAGACTTGCCAGAAGAGGCTATGGCGGCCTACATCTCTGAGGTTAAGAGCCAAGCCTTCATCAAGTTAAAGCAACAAGCTAGTCAGAAGGATGAGCAAGAGAGTGTGAAGCAGCAACGCTGGCTGTCACGAAAGAGCTGGGTTGTCAATGGCGGGATTAAGTATCCAAATTATGGACGGAGAGGAAGAAAGTAATGAATAAAGAGTATAAGGGTTACGCCATTGTTGATGGTGGTTTTAACTCTCGTAAAATCCAGAGCGTGGGAAAGGGTGCTCTTCCTAAAGCACTAAAGGGGTCTTACACCTCTACAGACCAAGCTAAGCACGCTATTGACGTGTATGGTAAGAGAGAGGGAAATAAACGTGACGAAACAGTATCAAGCGGTTGAGACGAATAGTTTTATCAAGGGCTTTGTCACAGAGGCAAATGCCCTAACTTTTCCTCCTAACGCCTCCATTGACGAGCAGAACTTCCTCCTAAATAAGGACGGGTCTCGTAAGCGTCGCCTAGGTATGGTGCAGGAGGAAGGGGGCACCCTAATCCCCTCCCTCAATGAGTCAATTAACTCTTACACAATCACCACCTATGAGTGGGAGGCACCTGGAGGTTTTGAGGCGCTCTCATTTCTTGCTATGCAGGACGGCCCGGACCTCCTCATCTTCGACAAGACACAGGCGCAAGTATCCAACTCGCTGTTAAAAACATATAGCAATTTGTTGCCAACAGAAAATAGCGTCTCCTTCGCAAACGTTAACGGAATCTTGGTAGTGGCAACAGGGACTCGTTTCCTAACCAGCATTGAGTACACGGGTTCTGAGTTTAAAGACGACACGTTTGAGATTAAGATTCGGGATTTGTTTGGCGTGGATGACGGGGCTATGTCCGGTTCGGGGTTGGCAGAGAGGCCAGGTAGTTTATCTCAGGAGCATCTCTACAACCTTAAGAACCAGACATGGGCTGTGCCCCGTAAGGCAGGTAACAGCGAGTCCCTAAAAGACCCTGTGAAGCAGTTTAGAGACAAGGCAGGGGTCTACCCCTCTAACGCAGACTCAGTTAACTCTGCCCTGTACGCAGACGTCAATGATGGAGATGACCGCATCTCTAAGAGGTTCTTCGCAAAAGACCTAGAGGCCAACCCTGTAGGTTCTATGGAAGCCCCACGAGGGCGTTTCATCATCTCTGTATTGGAACGTTCAAGCTCCCGTGACGAGGAGATGGACAAGCTTTACTCAGACTACACCCCACAGGAGTATGAGTTCACAGGGGCCCCTCTAGACAGGACTACTGGAGGTTCCACTGTTGTCGCAGAGTTCTCTGGTCGTTGTTGGTACTCTGGGTTTATTGGAGAGAGCCAAGGGGGAGATAGACGTTCTCCTAGGTTAAGTTCTTACGTATTCTATAGCAGGCTAATTGACAGCCCTGCTCAGCTAGGTGAGTGCCACTCCTCTCAAGACCCAACAACACCTGACCAGTTTGAGTTGGCTGATACAGATGGGGGTTTCCTCCGTATAGATGGGGCCAATAACATCCTCCACATGGAGCCTCTTGGCTCTTCACTGATTGTTATGGCGGCTAATGGCGTCTGGCAAGTGTCAGGGGGCTCTGACTACGGGTTCACCGCCAACAATTACAAGGTGTCTAAAGTCTCTGACCGTGGTGTGGTTGGCAAGAATACTATCATACCTACCGGCGATTCTATTGTCTATTGGTCTGAGAGTGGTGTTCATTTAATCAACTACAATGAGCTTGGCGACCTAAACTCCTCTAACATCTCACTCCAAACAATTCAAACATATTTTGAGTCTATCCCTGAGTTAGATAAGAAAAACGCTCAAGGTAAGTTTGATTCTTTCCAGCAGACATGTCGTTGGGTGTTTGGAGGTGATACAGAGTTGTTGTTGGACCTAAACTTACAAGCCTTCTCCCGCAACAAGATATACGGGGACAAGAAGGTGGTGGCACTGTTTGAGGTTCCTCCTTTCTCTGTCTCACAAGAAGCCACCTTTGTTAAGGCAGGCTCTGATGATGTTGTAGCAGGGGCTGACAAGGTGGTGGCCACTCTCCCACAAATTGTGGCAGGGTTTAGGGAGCTGAAGTATGTCTACCTAGAGGACGTAGGGGGCACCCCTCACTTCTCTTTCTCAAGCTATAGTGGCCTAGACTTCAAAGACTGGGGGGCTGATGATGCGTTTGCCTACATGTACACAGGCTACATATCAGGAGGGGACTTCCAACGCTACAAGCAAGTTCCTTATCTGACCACTCACATGGCTCAGACAGAGACAGAGGTTACACAAGACTTTGAACTTCTAAATCAGTCTGGTTGTAAGGCTCGTGTAGCTTGGGAGTGGTCTAATAACGTCAACTCAGGCAGGTGGAGTCGTCAATTCCAAATCTACCGTTTCAAGCGTTTCTACGTTCCTGACGGAGGTTCTGGGGACTTTGACAATGGCTTCTCTGTTGTTACAACTAAGAACAAGCTGAGGGGCAAAGGCAGGGTCTTGAGCTTACATTTTGAGACAGAGCCAGATAAAGATTGTCATATTCTTGGCTGGTCGTTCTTCTTGGGGGTTAGCGGTAATGTGTAATCCTAACATTGTGAAAACTTGGGGTACGGAAGATTGGACGGTGGAGGTGGAGGAGTATGAGGGTATTTACTACCTCCACTCAACTGTATACGACAACTACAAGAGTTCTATTAAAGAGCTGAGAGAGTTGTGGGAGTCGGACGTCAAGCCTTACGGGGAGTCGCTAGGGCTGGAGGAGTTCTTCTCCTACACGGAGAACACTAAGTTTATGGATATTATGAAGGTTCCTTCTCACATATTTAAGGAGCCTGAGACAGGATTGGAGGTGTATGAATGGGAATTGAGGTAGCAGTTGGTGCAGCCATTGTCGGCTCAATCACTACAGGTGTAATGGCCTATAAAAGTTATAAAGAGCAGAAGAAAGCTGCAAATATCCAACGGGAGCAGGCAAAGCAACAAGAGGCTGTCAACGAGGCCCAAGCCTCCCAACAACGTCAGAGTGCAGCTAGGGAGCGTCGCTTAAAACGAGCCCGAATCTTACAAAGGGCACAGGCGATGGGGATTACAGGCTCATCTGCTGTTGGGCAAGGTCAGAATGCTTTGGCTAGTGGACAAGACACTATGGGGTCGCAGCAAGGATTTGCCACGGCTGTGGCGGCAGGGCGTTCAGAGACAAACCAGGCCTTGGCCAACACTCAGTCAAATATCAACCGTTTTAATACTATTGGTAAGCTTGGCGGCCTGGCCACACAGATGGGCATGAGCTACGCCAAAGGGAAGGTTTCCCAAGGTTAATAGGAGAGAGAGATGCAAGACGGCTTTACATACGCAGACGACAACCCTTATCTAGACAAACCTACTAACGAGGACAACCAGAAAGCTCTGCGTCGCATTGATGAGGGGGCACGTCGTGTTGCCACTGGCGAGCCTCTTGACTCTCTAGAAGAGGACTCCCTCAACAATAGCGTCGAACAGCAGGATGTAGCGATTACAGAGACTGCTGAGGCAAACCGAGCAGAGGCCTTTAACGGGCTCATAGAAGAGCTCGCTTTGCAAGACCGTAGGGATGTGCTACCCAAGGCCATTTCTGCCCGTGCAGAGGACTACAGCGACTCTGTGGAGAGGGCTAAGAGTGCCTTGGGCCCCTTCTATGCTCGTGTCTATGAAACCCCTGGTGCAGAGAACCTGACAGAGCAACAACTAATTGACATTGCTGTGGATGATTATGTCCTTGACAGCATGGCTAAAGCTGTGGATGACCAAGGTGGCTGGGAGATGGCTGGGGACATCCTCAACATGGCCCTCATTCCTGACGAGAGTTACAACGCCACACAAATCTCAGAGGCTAACCTACTCACCTCTCTTGACGGTATCCGCAGTGTGGCAGAGCGTCGTAGTGCCTTGTCTCCAGATGAACGTATTAAGTTTGACCAAGCCCTGTACAATTCCATTGGGGAGTTTGAGAGCTCAGAGATTCAGAGATACACAACCATGCTGGATGTCATGGGCAACTCTCCTGAGACGGCAGTGGCTCACTATGTGGACAAGTTTGCCGTAGGTGAGATTGCCTTGGTTGGCCTTAAGCTTATGAAGGGTCTCCGTGGCCTCAATAAGATGCGTAAGCTTTCTAAAGTTGGGGATAACGAGACAGCGGCTGTTATGTCTCAAATGGCAGCTCGGGATAAGCAAATGGCAGAGGGCTTAGGCGTCCCACAAGCTGATGCAGCTATGGCTGGCAACCCTCTTAAAGCTGGCATGGAAGAGGATGTACTAAACGGCACAACCACCACTGCATCCACAGAAACTCGTCTCTATACCCAGGAGGAGATTGAGAAGAACCTAGAGAAGGTGGACAGTGTCTTTGGCGCTAACACAGACCTATCCCAAGAGGAGCGTCTTCAGATTGCTAAGGCTTACGCAGAGGAGATGGAGACTAAAGATAACGTAGTCTCTGCCACTGTTGAGTACGCTGGCCCAGACTTTGTAGAGATTCGAGCCCTCGACAAGAATGGCGACGAGACCACAATTAGTAAAGAGTTCACCATTGATGACTTTGGAGGTTTTGAGACTAAAGAGTCTGGGTTGGGCCGTACCCTCACTCGTGGCCTTTGGTCTCCAATGTTCCTTAACAAGGGCGCTGACCGTAAGCTGTTAGCCGATGCCCCTATCTTTGGTGAGTTCCAGAGGGCACGTATTAACGAGGCTTACACGCAGGCTGTTAATGCGGCAGTGAAGCCAATCAAAGGTAACAAGAAGTCTGTTGAGAAAATCAACTACGTCATGGAGAAGCTGAATGGCCGTGACGTAGATAACAGCTACCATGCTATGGTTAATGTTGGGGTTGGCGGCACTAAGCTGACAGACAAAGAGTACAAATCCTTTGCTGGTATTCGTCGTGTCTTTGACCATATGCACCGTATGAACAACGAGACAATTCGTCGTGATTATGAGTTGCGTGGCTTAAAGTCAATTGAGAACTCTGATGGCTCTATCACCTACGCTAAAACTTACAGAGAGCCTGGTGATGCAATCAAGGGGTACAATGCAGACCCTAACAACAACCAAGTGGCTATCTTCGATGATTCTGGGGATATTAAAACTGTAGGACGTGTAGACAAGGATGAGTTGGACATGTTCTATGGGGAAGGAAAGGTGCTGATTAAGGCGGACAGCAAGGATGAGTTAGGTTGGTTTGGTGATGCCTCTGAAAACTACTCACGCTACGCCCTAGTGCCTCGTGACCGTGTAAAGGGTATCCCAGAGCAAGTGTTGCCTTACACTCCCAACTACGCACCTCGCTCTCGTAAGGATGCAAACTACTTCATTAAGAAGAGACATGACATCCATGTAAACGGCAATAAGAAAGAGTCCTCCCGCACTGTAGCTTGGGCGCACACTAAAACCCAGGCAGATGCTTGGAAAGCCAGAGCAGAGAAGACAGACGGAGGGGAGTTTGATGTTGTCTTTGACAGAGAGATGCGTCCAACAGATGGCTCCTCTGCACAAGATGATGAGATTGCAATCCGCATGAACGGAGGTCTTTATCGGGGCTCTCGTTCAAGCCGTGAGATTGTCTTTGCAGGAGATGCTGAAGATGGTAAGATGGTTGATGCCTTAGATTCAATTCAAGACGCAATCCGCTACACCTCAGACCGTATGGCTATGGGGGAGCTTCGCACAGTTCTTAAGCACCGTTGGTATAACGATGCTAAAGAGGTTGACCCCAACATTGTCAACACACCTTGGACTGAGGCTAAAGGGGCTATTGAGGGGTCTAATGCAGATATTGGCGTCAAGTCTCGTCTGTTGGCCAACCATTCTCAAATCTCTAACATCTCGGGCATCCCGACACGTTCTGAACAGGAGTTCTCTGGGGTGTTGAAGGCTATCGCCAAGGGCATGGATAAGACAGGGAAGATGGACACCCCTGCCAAGTGGATGTACAACAAGGCCACTAACACCAACCCTGTTAACACTTTAAAGGGTGGGTCTTTCCACTTAATGCTTGGGGCTTACAACCCTGCTCAGTATGCGGTTCAGATGATGAGTGCTGCAACCGCAGTGTCCGCCAACCCTGTGGCCTTCACTAAGGCTGTACCCTCAATCTTCGCAGCTTCTGTAACAGACGTTGCAGAGGACATGTCGAGCGTATCTAAGTCAGTGAGGCTGCTCGCTAAGAAAGGGTTGGTTCCTGAGGACACAGCTAAAGATGTGGAGTTCTGGAGGTCTTCTGGTATGCGTGAGAGTGTCCTACGTAACAACGCTGACTTCGACAACTCCACCAGCTTCCGTCCTTTGGACGCAGGTGCTGTAAGACGTGGGGTGGGGAACATCGCAAATCGAAGCACTGTGTTCTACGAGGCAGGTGAGCTGGCATCTATGCGAACCTCATTCTTCACGGCACTTAAGAAGATTAAGGCAGAACGTGGAGATAAGTTCACCTACTCGAATACAGACATGCAGGATGTGGTTGCCCGAGCAGAGCGTTATCGACTGGGTATGTCCTCCGCCAACAAGGCTGCATACCAGCGGGGCATTTTGGCCCTCCCTACTCAGTTCAAGTCCATTTACACCAAGTTCATAGAATCTATGGCAGGGGACTGGTTTACTGGGACAGAAAAGGCCCGGATACTTCTTGGTCAGATGGCGTTGTACGGTGCAGTTGGGGTGCCTTTTGTCAACCACTGGGCAGACGTGGTGGTAGAGATGTTAGCAGGAGATGACCCAAGCCCTGAGGAGATTAGTGGTATCCGTAACGGGGCTGTAGGTTGGTTGCTGAACGACTTCTACGACATTGACGCTGCCCTCTCGGGGCGTGTGGCTATCGCAGGTGATTTAGTTGGTGAGGTGAGAGATATGATGTTTGCAGAGGAGCCATTCCTCAAGTCCTTTATGGGCGCATCATTCACATCCACTGACAAGTCGATAGACGCATTTAAGAACATCGCTATGGCAGGCAAGATGGTGTGGGAAGATGAGCAAGCAGATAACCTAACTAAACTCTCTCGCTCAGCTAAGGTTGTCGGGTACAACTTAGCCCAGATTCCAACATCCACACGTCGTTGGGCAGAGGCTTATGTGCTTGGGGCTTACGGGGAGGTGAGAACTTCTTCTGGGCGTTTACTTGGCAAGAAGATGGCAGAAGACGTGCAAACTCGTGACGTAGTTGCTCGTTCTCTCGGCTTCTCTTCTGAGGATTTACAAGAAATCTACGAGACAAACCAAGCCATCTATGACCGCAGAGACAAAGTCAACAACATCTCTGACGTCTACCTCAACCTAATCCACTCCCTTACTATTGGGGTTGACCAAGGGGATGAGGAAGAAGTTGAAGCTGTACATATGGCGTTGTCCGCACTTAAGAGTCGCATCGACAGTGACCAAGACCGAGAGGACATTGAGGCGGCTATCTTGAAAGGCCTGTCTAGCCGAGAGTTCCAAGAGAGAACCTTTGACCAGTGGCTAGAGTTACACACCAGTGAGCTGTTGAAGGCTAAAGGTAAGCTTAACCCAGTTTTCCAAAGAGAATATGAGGAGATTGTAGAATAATGGCTGGAATGTTTGACACGTCAATCCAAACACAAGCAGCCTCTCAGCAAGCCACACAGGGTGTCCAGGAGGCTGATGCGCTCAGCGCCCTGGCCCCTGCGGCCATTGATATGGTTAAGACTGGTGTAGAGGCTAAGGGAATTTGGGACGCTGAGAAGGCAGCCCAAGGGCTGGAGGAGGAATTTAAGGCTGTTGACGAGGAAGTGAGCGGCCTTGATAAAACTTTCAAAGGCATCAAGAACGCCTTACAGACAGGTGGGAAGAGACGCAACCTAGAGCTACGTGCTAAGACAGCACTGGCCAAGGCTCAGGCAGACAACCCTCTGATTGCTGACAGGGCTGAAGCCCTTTACATGGAATACTTCGGAGGGGCTGGCAGTACAACTAGCAGCTCTGCTACAGGAGACTTCCAACTAACTGCTCAAGAAGAAGCAGCACAAGCAGCAGAGAAAGAGATTGTAAACCTCCAGATGGCAGGCTACTCTGAGGAGCAAGCTGTTGGCATCTACCAAATGAACAAGCAGGCGGAGGTTGCAGAGACTCAGCTTAACATGCTCCAGAGCCAAGCTAAGGTCAATCTCTACCAAGCACGACCTGCTGTAGATGCAACACTAACCAACTGGGACGTACAGTTTAACGTTAGTGTTCAGAATGCCATGCAGGAAGGTGGGGGCTCTCTCCCGCAACAAGACATTGTCAACTTGGGGCGGAGTGTGGACGCCAAAGCTGTTCAGATGAAACAGAAGATTAGGATGTCTTTGACAGACCCTGATACAGGCTCCTATTCTGTCCCACCTTCCGAGGTTGATGCCCTGATGCAGGAGGTGGACGACAGGGCTGCTGCCCAGAAGGCAATCCTGACTGACAACAGCTACCAGCAGTTCATCGTAGACCGGAACACTATTAAGTCTAACGAGGCGGCTGTTGTGGCAATGGAGAAAGCTCCTCAGATGATGCTGATGCGTAAGATGCTCCCTGACCAAGCAGTGGCTCAGATTATAAACTACCAAGCAAGGGGCAACACCAAAGCACTTAATATGCTGTATGCACAGAACCCAGAGATTAAGAAGTTGATGGAGTTAGACCCAACCTCTTCCCCTCGGTTTGCTGTTCAAGGTGCAGCTAAGCTCTTTGGTTCCGTAGAAGGTATCCAACCAGACCCACTCTCCACCACTGAGTCGGTTATTGTGTCAGACCTAGTGGCGTCTAACGCAGCCTTAGCCACTCAGATTCTGGAGAAGGGCTCTAACCTAGCCCAGCTAACAGAGCAAAACCCAGACGCCCTAGTTGCCACCTTTAACCAACAGACTAAAGGAGCTAGGAAGTCTAAAGCTAAAGCAATGAGAGAGAACATCCAAGACTTACAAGCGGGAGCTATTACTAAGTTTAATACAATCTTCCGTAACGAGTTTGGGGAGTTCCCTTCCGGCATTGAACTTGTAGTTGAGGAGCGGAAAGGAGCCCTCACAAGTCAAGAACGCCCTTATGTCAATCGTGCAGACCCAAAGGTGCGTCGTCCACGTATACAAGTGAGAAGTGTCGAGGGGCTCCCCCTCTCTCAAGAGATGGCTAACGTCGTGGCAAACCTCTATCGTTCTGTAGAGGCCAACCCAGAGGCTCTCCCAGACAGCCTGAAAGGCATTGACCCAGCAGAGGCTGTGGCTATTATGATTAACAGCGGCATGGATATGGACAAGATTCCAGCCCCTGCTATTGTAGAGCCACAAAAGGAGCAAGGGTATTCATACAGAACACCTAAGCCACCAGAGGCCCCTGGGTCGGCTGGAATTGATATGACGACAGGGGAGGCTGAAAGGCGTGTAGAAGCTTCTCAAAGCAATTCTCAGAGCACTTCTCCTAAAAGTGGGGCAAGTGGTCGTCTACCGTCTGAAGACGTCATGAGAGTCGTTGGGAAGCTTAAAGAGAAGGGTTATAGTCTTGAGCAAGCTTTAGATGCTTTCGAGGCTATGTCAGAAGCATCTGGATTTACAGGGAACTACGATGAAAAGATTAAGGCAAGTATTGTTGATGCTTGGGATGGTATTGGCTCTTAGTGGTTGCTCTGCTGTAACAAGTGCTGTAACAGACCGATTGGCAGGTGGTGACAAGCCTGCCGTTGGTATTGACACAGAGATTGTTGCAGGGGACAAGGAGCAATCAGTTAAGGCTGGTGAAGAGACAGGGACTAGGCTGGAAGATGTGGAGGTGAGGGATAACGCAAGGGTTACAACTAACACATCAGGAAAGAAGACAGACATCAACGGAGACACAAGTCAAATCAACCTAAACGAAGGTGTGCCCTTCTGGCAGGTAATGGCTGCTGTTGCTCTGTCCCTGTTTGCAGGTTTGTTCCTCCCCCAGTTGGGGCTGTACAGGAAACGGGGGTAATATGGCAGAGGAGAAGTCTAACAAATTAGGTTGGTTTGAGGCAGGGATTGCGTTAATTCTGCTTGTGGCGTCAGGCGTGGGTAACTACGCAGCTATGAGCTCATCCCTCGCCACAACAGAGGAGAGGGTTAATAGCCTGAGAGAGAAGATTATCGCTAACGAAGAGTACGACGCATATCTCACCTCTCAGGATGAGCAGCTTAAAGAGCGCACCATCCGTAACGAGGAGAAGATTGACACCATCCAACGTAATCAGAAAGAGTTTAGCAACAGTGTGAAGGAATTGACCAAGGAGTTGAGAGCTTTACGTGGAGTTTTGATTGAGCTGAAGGTGAAGGAGGAAGCAAAGAATGGCTAAGAAGGGTCAGTATAAGAAGGGAGCTAAGAAGGATAGTGTACGTCAGAGACGCTATAACAGCTCTCCTGAACAGAAGAAGAAGCGGGCTATGCGTAACGCTGCTCGACGTAAAGCTGAGAAACAGGGAAAGGTTAAGAAAGGGGACGGGAAGGATGTAGACCATAAGAAGCCCCTGAGAAGCGGAGGGACTAACTCTAAGGGTAATACAAGGGTTAGGTCTCGTAAGTCCAACAGAGCTGATAATGGGGGCACTGGAGGGCGTAAACGCACAACAAGCAAGGGTACACGTAAACGGAGATAGTTTATGAGCGGAGAAAAGTTTAAAGCCCTTTCTAAGGCTCTTGGGGAGTCTTCTCAAATTAATGAGATGGAAAGGAAGTATTGGTTAGCTGTGTCAGAAGGTTCTGTAGGGGGCTCTGGGGCCGGTATTTCTGAGGACATGTTCTTCTCTAACACAGCAGAGAGGGACACATTTACAACCGACAACCCAGACCTCATTTCACAAGGAGTTGTCTGTGCGGTGGACAATGGGGTAGGTGGTTATGATTACTACCAGTGGGAGGAGTCTTCAACCTCATGGAAGGACGCTAATTTAATCTTCCAAGGCAGGAAAGGGGATAAGGGGGATGTAGGCCCACAAGGTCCTCAAGGGCCTCAGGGGGAGGAAGGTCCACAAGGCCCTAAGGGAGATAGTTTTGATGGCTTTCATAGCTCCCTGTCTGGCAAGAACGCCACTAACTCCCACCCAATCTCCGCAATCACAGGCTTGCAAGGGTCTCTGGATTCTAAAGTGGGCTTGTCAGACCCTCGCCTATCTGACTCAAGGGAGTGGGAGGCCCCAACTGTGGGGCTTACAGAGGCTCAAGAGCGGCTAAGTGGGGACAGGAAGGCTTGGAGTGCTTTGCGTGTGGGTCAGGCTATTATTGCTTGGTGGGACTCGACAGGTAATCAAGACAAGCTGGATGATTTTATCGACGGGGCCACCCTCCAGTCTGAGCTGGATGGGAAGGTTGACAAGGTTGTTGGTTTTAGTCTTAGTGAGGAGAACTACACCCAATCGGAGAAAGACAAGCTAGCGTCTCTTGAGAGCAGCAAGTTTCGGGGGTTATATTCCTCCCTCACAGACCTCGAAGCTGCGGAACCGTCCGCCAACGCTGGGGAGTACGCTTTTGTTGATGGTGGTGCAGGCAACCCTAACAAGCTCTACGTGTGGGATAATGGTGCGTGGGAAATTGTGACGGGTGAGATTGCAACTCTGACGCCTAGTGACGTTAAGAGCTTGCTGCTCCAGAATGCGGATACAAACAACTTTGGGGATGCTGAGAAGGCTAAGCTAGAGAGTGCCGTCACCGACACTGAGCTATCTAATGCCTTAACAGATTATGCCAACATCGTCCACAGCCACTCAATCTCTCAAGTGTCTGGGTTGCAATCCGAGCTAGACAGCAAGGCGGCTAATGGTCACGGGCATGAAATATCTGACGTATCTGGCCTGCAAATGGAATTAGATAGTAAAGTGGATGGTGTCTCTGGGAAGGGGTTGTCTACTGAGGACTACTCTAGCGGAGAGAAGAATAAGTTGGCAGGTGTTGAGGATGGAGCTACAGCAAACAGCACTGACGCAGAACTAAGAGATCGCAGCACTCACACAGGCACACAACCTCACACCACGATAACAGGGCTGGGCACTGCTGCAACTTCTAATGTGACGACAAGCAGGGATGACAAAAACATAGGTCGGCTATTGAGAGTGGGTGACTTTGGATTAGGGTTATCTCGCCCTCTTGTTTCCGGACTAGATTTCCACACTTTAGACACAGGTGATTACTCTGGCACTGTAGGTGGAGTGGTCAACGGCCCTTTTGGCGACGTGTTCTTTGGTACGGTATCCGTAAGAAAAAGGGATGATATACCTGACAGGAAAGTCATTAAAGCCTCTCTTATATCGGGAGTGGGGACGAGTCATAGGTGGGTCAAATACCAAACTGTGGCGGGCTGGACTCCTTGGTACCTAATCTACGACCAGTCAAACCTACAAAAAGCTACAAATTCAACGCCTGAAACAGATGACGATTCTTTTATGACCAAAAAGCAGGTGATTGATTTGCTGTCTGAGAAGGGGTTGATATAAACTACAGGAGGGGCTTAGTGCCCCTCTTTTTACGTCTCTATCTTCTCATTAGGAATGTGGAACTTAGCCTCCTCCAAGGTTAGGTGGCCATCCATAAGACCATCTGCTACAGTGAAATGCTCAGCGTCCCTCACAAAGTAGCTCTGCAAGGCACGCATCTCATATGATAGCTTTGAAATCTTATCTAATATGTCGTGCGTTGTTTCTAGCTTAGACATTGTAAACTCCTAGTTTGCGTAAGACTCGTTGTAAATACTCGGGTCGTCTGTTGACGTCGCTAAAGACTTTAACTTCTTGAGTCAAGTGGATGGCCTCATCTAAGAACTTAATCTCGCCATCAGAGCCAAACCAATAGTAATTGAAATTGGCATCAAATCCTTTCACAACGTCCTCTATAGTGTCTCCGTCAACCTCCCGACAGATGAGGTCTATGTCATACCTTTTCCTCGGACGCCCCTGCCCAGGGACTCTCCTGATGTTTCCCTCTCCGTATTGCTCCATAGGGACAACCTCGAAGATTGAGGACTTGAACACACCAATAAAATTGTCGTCTGCACCCCCCTCCCCATACTTAGGTTGGAAGTTTGAGTGAGCTATCCCAGACCCTATTGCACAGCTTGCAATAGCCGCTGGGTTGGAGACTAGCTTAGGGATGAACACATCATAGTCCCGAGGCTCCTTACCGTGGAAGAGGTCTCTGGCAGCCCCTCCAGCCACATACACTTCTTCTCCTGTTACAATCTCCAACATCTTCATGTAATTAAGCACTCTCTGAGGGGCTTCCATAACTTCTCCTTAACTATCTAATTTAATTTCAATACCGTGGTATGCTAGGTGGAAGAGACACTCACCAAGTGTCTCCCTCAGCATTTCGTTCTGTTCCTCTAGGTGAGCTACATACTTCTTAATGTGAGAAGGTTGGCACAGGGTGCCGCAACACATATTAAGATTAGATTTTGCAAGCCCCTCCACATCCGTCATCATCATCCTCCTCTACTTTGTATGTAGGCTCTTTGTAACCCTCTCCATAGAGGCGGCTTCCGTACCTCTTTCCAATCCTTGGTGCTTCATACTTCTCCCAATATTCTTTAGACATCCACTCAGGGCGATGAGCCACCACCCCGTTATTCTCCACTCTGTCCAACTAAGTCTTCCTCCTTGACGAAAACCCCATTAACCATCTTGCCTTTACGGTCTTTAATGTCCGTGTAGGCAATGCGGGCACATTCGGAGAGAGTGACGCCGTTACGCTCACAGATGTTGGTGAGGACAACGAGCATGTCCCCTACGTCATCCCGAATGTCCCTGCCACGAGCTACATTACCTGCCAACTCCCCCAGCTCTTCGACAAGCTTCAGCATTTGGTTGGGGTCGTCAGACCCCTCCACCAAGTTACGTGAATGATGCCACTGGGCAATGTTAGAGATGGCAAGGGGTAAGTCCCACAATTTACTTGGGTCTGTGTTGTACATAGTCTTCCTTAAATAGCGTTAGTCATTAACTCTTTCTTAATGTCTTTAGGATACTCAGTGAAGCGGGTACGGCCCCATCCACCACAGTCCTGACATTGGAACTTACGATACTTCCCGACGTTAGTGTTGTAGTAGCCACGGAAGTGGATGTGGTGGCTGCCACACTTAGGACAGAGAGGCTGAGCACTCTCCTCCTTAACAGCAACGTTAGGATGAGCACTTGCATAAGGGCGCATCTTCAAGTACACCTGCTCCAGTGTGAGTGTGTCCTGGATGTTGTACACCTTCATCTCTTGCCAAGCAGCGTCGTTCTGTTTCAGACATTGCAGCCACAGCTCAAACCCAGGGAACTCCTTATGCTCCTCTTTGTCTGCGCAGTCAAGTAGCTGTGCAATGTAGGCTAGGTTGTTCTGGAACAGACGAAACTCTCGCTTAGCAATAAGCAGTGTATCCACAATCTTGATTGGACTGTAAGGCTTTAAGCCTAACACAAGGCCACGCCCACGGATGGTGGGGATGTCAAACTTCTTAGCGTTGTGCGCTACTACTAAGTCGGCCTCGTCAAACAGGTTGAAGATGGCTGACACCACCTCTCGGTCATCACCATGCCTGTTCTCCATATACATCACCTCGTCCCCGTCTAGCCACTTAGCGGCAAAGGACATGATGTAAGGATTCTCCACAATCTGCTTGAGGCCAATGTTCTCTTTGAAGCTACGCCATACGTAAGCTAGAGTAGGTGCTGTCTCGATGTCGATGATTAACGTCTTTGTCTTCATATTATTGGCTATCTCCTTCGCCTAACATCTCACTGATAAGTTTCTCTGCTGTGTCCAGGTAGCCTAGATATGTGCAACAAAGAACGTCGTAAATGAATTGCTCCTCTTTGAATTGTTTAGCGAACCTCTCAATCTGGGGGATGCCCTCTTCTTTAGGGTCGATCATCACCACCATATAGTAGCGTGTACGCTCTGTGATGAACTCTTTCTCCAGACGTACACAGTGACGTGCTTTCTCCAGTTGCTGGGTCACACTGTCCTTTTCTCGGGTGAGGTACTTAGCCACCTTACAGAACAAGGGGGAGCCCCCAAGTTCATACGTCAGTTGTACTGGTTGGTAAGAGAGTTTCTTGTAGTGAGAACCTGCTACTTGTTCCTTTAGTGCGCTCATTAAGCCTCCATCTTTGCTTGCTCAGGTTTAACAGTGTTGGCGATGTAACGTACTACATTATCCTTACCCTCTCTTTGAATCCACCGAGCCATTAAGGCCACTTCCTTCTTACCTACATCATCTAGGCAATTTAAGTAGCCCTCACAGTCATCATCTCCCATAGACTCCTGAATGTTTACAATTGTTTGTACACGGTTGTAGGCTCGCACCATTGCAACCTCTGAGTCGCTGAAAAGGTCATAGCCTTTGTACGTATCAACTTTTTGCATTATTAGCTTTCCTTGCTTCGTTTTCTTCTTTAGACTTTTCTGAGTGGCAACTGTGGCACAAGGCTTGGAAGCCTTCTCGCTCACAAAACATACGGGCAATAACGTTGTCCCAAGAGTCAAACCCAGTGACGGGTACGACAGGGTCTATGTGGTCTGCCACGATGTTCTTAACACGCCTCTTTTTCCCTGGGGGCGGGGGTAGTGTTGGCGGCCCTACCTTGCCACAACAATCACACTTGTAAAGACCTCTCGCCACTCGTGCATCCTTTATGCACTGATTCCTTGGCCCCCATCTTTGGGAGGCAGAGCGGAGGGCAGACTTTATGAAGCCCTTATATCTTGCCTCTGTCCACTCCCCACCATTCCTTGGCTTATCCTTGCTCAACCATTCTCCTCCTCACTCTTACGAATTATCTTAGGATAGAGAGCCACGCCAAACAGGTTGAAACAACGACAATAGGCAATCTCGTCATAGTCATCCATGTCGGTTAGCTGCTCCTTTAGACACACAACCTCTGCCTGACTCTCACTAATTAGGCGTATTGCCACCTCATCTGTGACAAACCTTGGAACTAGAACATCAAACAACAACTTTATCAGCTTCAAATCAATCTCCCCACCACATAGTTAAAACAACACAGATTATGAACAGGGCTGCTAAGCCCGTTATGAGATAAGCTGCCATAGCACTGGCTCCCCCTCTTCCGTTAATTGGTTGGTCATCCACAAACAACGACCACGCTCTAAAAGCCTCTGTAACCCATCCTCAGGGTAGTTGTGATTATATTCACCCACTACTACTTCCTCAAGCTGTTCTCTTGTCTCACAGTCTTTGAGGAGGTTGTACACCTTAACAGGGCCATAGCCCCTAATGCCTGGGATGTTGTCTGTACTATCCCCTGTTAGACATTGGCTATAGAAGAATCGGAGGCCTGTCCCAAAAAGCTTCTTACCCCCTCTCTTGAGCTGTAGTTCTCCAAGTTCTGACACTCTCGCTGGGCCAAAGCGAGGTTGCCCTTTAACCTCCCAGGAGTAGTGCATTCCCGGCTGGATTCTAAGGTCTTTATCACGGCTGCAAATGATTGTATCCAGTTGGCCAAGTCGGGACTGTTGTTCGATACACATGAGGTCGTCAGCCTCAAGCCCGTCTTTCTCTCTGCAATCATAAACCGCATGTGCATAGGCTCGTAAGTTAGCGTAATGGAAAGGTTTGTTCGGTTTCCTATTTCCCTTATAAGGTCTCTCGCTAAGAATCTCATCTCGGAAATTACCTTTACCAGTTAAGTAAATGATTGGCGGCTCTGTAGCGTACACATCTGCACATATCTCCGAAACTATGTCGTCGAATATCTGATACGCTTTCTCAACAGAGACGGGGAATAGCTCCCCGTTCTCATCTTTTTGTTGAGACTTAAAGCCCGCCTCGTATAGAATTATGTCTCCGTCAATTAATGGCGTAATAAGTCACCTCCTTTGTAACTTATTTATCTATTACCAAGGCAAGTCGTCGTCGAAGTCTGGTTCACTATTTCCAGCTTGTGAGCCTGTCGACTGCTCTTGCTTCTCGTCTGAGGTGCCTTTCGAGGAGGCTTTTTCCTCTCCGTCTGATGACCCACTCTCGTTGGACTCCGGTAACTCGTTCCCCTCGTTTTGGGTGGAGGCATCCTTGCCTTGTGACTTTACCTCGCCACCATTAAGAGCAGCATGCAGCGCACTCCCCTCAAACTCAAGAGAGCTAGTGATTTTCTCTTGGAGCCAGTCAGGCAGAGAACCAAACACCTCTAGGTCTGGCTGGTCAATCAGCAACACCTTAGGCTCGTTCTTCATCTCTGGGTAAGGAATACCTGCCATAGCTGGAGTGACAGCCCCAATCTTAGCCTTGCCGCTCTTCTTGTGGGCGATGGTTACGTTACAGGGAGCGTTAACCAACAAGCTCCAGTCCCCATCTGCAGCCTCTTTAGGGTCGATGGCCTTGTAGCGTTTAGTTGAGGTGGCTAGGTCTACGTCCAGCGGGTAGAGGTAGAGCTCTTCAGACAGCCAACGTGGCTTGCTCTCTTCCTCATTACCCTCAGCGTCCTTGACGAACACAGTCCCAAACTCATACGTCACCATAATCTTCTGAGCAGGGGCCTTGTCATTATCAATAACAAACTTGCTCTGGCTTGTGTCCCACTTCTCACGGTGATGGATGCCTAGGTCGATAACCTGTGCAACACGGCACAAGTAGTTCCCAACCTCTAGCTCATCTTGAGGTACACGCTTCTTACCACCTTGGCTCTTCATCTTTTTAACGTTCAAGCTCATAGTTTCTCCTTACTTACGAACATATCCACATTTAATACACACTAATACAAGTCCTTCACAGAAGGTCTCAGCCTCCCCAAACTCATGGTCACATGACTTGCTCTCCTCTAATTCTTTGAGGTGTTTGATGGCTTTACGCCGTGACTTAGAGAGCTGATTGAGTTCACGCTTACACGCCTTAATCTGCTCCTCAATATCCTGCTTAATAGATTTACTCATAAGCACCCCTTAGTGGATGTCTGCGTAGCTGTCTCCAAATTGGACATCTATATCCAGCTCCCGATTAAGCTTTAGAGACTCGTTAGTTTTCTTAATAGCCCAACGTAACAGCTCCTCCGCTTTATCTCTGTAGCCCCTCCTAACCTCCAATATGACTTCATCGTGGAACTGCCCGCAAAGCTGAGGCCTCTTAGCTCTAAAGGTCTTAATCCAAGTGTCAAAGCAATACACCCCTGTACCCTGGTTGAGAGTAGAGAACCTATCTTTCTCATGTCTCAGGGAGTACCAGAAGCCACTGACAGGATTCTTTAGCCATTTAGTGTTGAGGCATCTCTTAACTTCACAATCCTCTGCTATGGCGTTAATAGCCCAGTTACGTTTCCAGTAGGTGTCTACTAGCTTGTAACCCTCTGCCTCGGTAATGCCAGCAGAGCGGGCTACAGTTGGACCCCCTGCCCCATAGGTACAAGAGTAGTTGGTTGCTTTAGCGACAGACCGGACAGACTTGAGAGCCTTGTACACCTTGGTGGTTTTGAAGTCCTCAGTGGCAGCCTTGAAGTCCTCCGCCTCTTTAGCGGACATAAGACCCCCTTGCACTGCAATATCCACATGAGGGTCAAAGTCTGGAGACAACATCTCCTTGACGTACTCAGGGTCATACAGCCACATGTAGTGCTGCTTTGTCCTATCTTCGAGAGAAGACATATCTGAGCCTAACAACTCATAACCCTCTCTCGCAATAAGACAACCCCTTAAGTCAGGGCCATAGGGTTTATCAACCCCAGGCAAGTTAACCACCTCCTGATGCTTAAACCTTAGTGTGTTTGTGAAACCACTGATACGGGCCTTAATGAAGCCCTCGTCGTCAACGCTACGAAGGAACCCCCTCACTACGTCAAGACGATGCTTAACCACTCCAATCTCTCGGAGATACTCTAGCTCTGGCACTTTCCCACACAACACCTCTACAGAGGGAGTGAGGATAGGCTCATTGTTTGAGTTCTTGGTGCGTATCTGAGGAATCTCTTTCACCTCTCCGGTTTCTTTGTTCCGCTTATACTTGAACGTACAAGGTTTCCACCCCAGAGAGAACAACCAGTTCTTAATCTGAACATCAGAGCCAGGGTTTGGCTCCTCATGGCCACTTACATACGTCACCTCTTTAGTAGAAGGATGTTTGCCCAGATCCTCAAGAAGAGAGAACCACTTCTCACCTATAGCTGAGAGGCTCCCATCCTGCTTGTAAGGCTTCTTAGGGACAGTCTTGGTAGTTTGTACAGGAACCTTAGGCATCACCTTGTAGAGCCTCTCACGGACGTCTTCGTAGTCCTTAGAGAGCTTGTCTTCTACAGCATTTGCCTTGTCTTGGTCTAGCCTCCAACGAGACCTCTCCTGCTCACGGGCACAATCCATCTTGAAGCTTAGGTAGTCAATGAGACGCCACACTTCAGACTCATCTTGGTTATAGAGCTTCATCAAGTCTTTCCACATCTTCTCCCAAAGACGTGTGTTAATCTCGACGTCACTCTCACAACGATTCTCATACACCTCGTAAGGCTGCCCAACCCAGTCCTCAACCTTTGGCTTGCCAAAGCCCAAGTCCTCGCCCCAGTCAGCTAAGCCGTGCTTCACTCTGAAAGGATAGAGATACCAAGACAACGCTAGTGTATCTACAAGCTTGGCTCTAACTCTCACGCCAAGGATGCGCTCAAGGGTTGGTATGTCATACCGGATGATGTTGTGGCCTACGAGGACACTAGCCCTGCCCAAGAAGGTTTTAATGTTACCGTAGTCGGGAGTGGAGAAAGTCTTCTTCCCCACCCTGGCTGACAAGACATGAATCTTGGAGGCGTCCTCAAGCCCGTCAGCCTCTATATCAAATACAATTGGTTTGTCCATAGCCCTCCTTCCTAATTGTTCTCGGGGATAAAGCAGGGGGTGCACAGGTCCTCTACGACTAAGCGGCTGACTTCTACAACCCTCCCCAGCTCTCCTGGGAAATTCGTCCTAATTTTCTCTATTTTGTACATCTGGTCCTCAAACCCCAACACCAAAATCAAGACAGTTGGGGAGTCCCCTACCTTAAGGACCATCCCCTTTCTAAACTTAGGCATACACTCCCCTCACTTTCTGCTTAAACCGCCATATCTGCTGTGTGACGGTCTTCTGCTTAATATCCAAACTACGGGAGATTTCTCGTGGCTTAAACCCAGCTAAGAAATACATCCACAACACTTGACGGAGTTGGAATGGCTCTCTCTTGATGCGTCCCTTGATGTCCTCATACAGGTCTTTGTTGGCCTCATACTCATCTGCAGGAGGTGTGAAGATGTCGTCCTCACTAATCTCTGTCAGATTCCAAGCATTGTTACGAGCCTTGCCATGCACTTGGTTGACAATACGTGTGAACCACGTAGCCATCTCAGATAGCTCTGGGTCATAGGAGTCAATGAACATAAGGGCACGTTCAAATGCCCACTGAACAATATCCTCTGCATCCTCACGGGTGGGCACACCACGGGCATTGATACGCCCCACCCAGTTCTTCCACTCAGCCTCGTAGTATTGCGTTAAAAGTTCCCTTTTGTCCATGTTCTTTCCTTATTTGTTTTCTTCGAGGATAACCGGCACGGTGTAGTGTTCTACCGGCCTCTTTGAGAAGAAGATCACACGTCTCTTCTTTCTGGCTGGTTTAATAAACTCTAGACAGTAATCCATCTCGTTCCTGTTAACCACCCTCCATAAGTATTCTGATGGGTTGTCTTTGTGACACAAGATAGTGCCTACTGGATATTTGTGCATAAGCACCTCTACTTATTGTCTTCTGTCAAGGGGAGGAGTAAGTCTCTTTTAGTCACCACCTCCTCCTCGGACGCCCAAAAGTCCATATGCTCCCCGTCATCATTCACCCCCTCAAGGTAGATTGGGAAATCAACATCCTCTGGGTCTGTGTCAATTACAGTGAACATATGAGAGCCACCAACCTTGTGTCTGTAGCAATTGAACACAGTTTCAAACTCCAACATATCGTCGGGGTCTACCCAAACCTGCTCCCCCACCTCAACTTTAAACATCTAAACCTCCTACACATTCACCTCTTTAAAGAGGCCAGTTTCATGATTCCAATAAAGGGTTACGTGACCACTCTCTCCAAACTCTCGGTCAGCAAGTATTACAAGCTCCCTCGTGTTTCTTGAGTGCAAGTCTTTGTCAGGGTCTTTGTCCCCTTGAAGACCAATGGCATAGTTACAAGAACGAGCCATAGCACTACTACCTGCAAAGTAGTCTGTTGTAATTTTACCACCTCTGTCCCAGGGAGTCATGCCTTTCCCAGGTTTGTTTAGGTGGCAGAAGATGAAGATGGCAATGTCCAAGTCTAGGGCCATGGCCGCCAACTCCTCAGCAATACCCATCAACGCATCATTACGCTCACTTGAGGACATACGGTTGGTCAAGTTCGTAATGGGGTCGACGAACACCGCCTTAACACCTTGAGCGGCTGCATAGGCTATGTCTGTCTTTAGTGTGTCCCACCCTACGTGTTGGTAGAGGTTGAGCATACAGACACGCTCTTTAGCAATCTCCCCTGCTTGTTCATAGGCGTCCTCATCAAAGTCTTGCTTAGGGTCGTGGAAAACCTTGCCTGCAATCTTACCAAGAAGAAGCTTATAACTCTTGTTGTTAGCTTCCTCAGGTTTGGCAAGCATAACCTTTAGCCCATGCTCCATTACGAAGTGGGCAGCCAGAGCGTTTACAATCTCACTCTTGCCCATTTTTTCCCCGGCGGCAATGTAATAGGTCTCCCCAAAACGTATGCCACGGGTGATCTCGGTCATGCCGTCCCAAGGCCAGGACAACCCCCATTCAGCTTTCTTCTTAGCCTCCTCGTGTATCTCATGCCCCCACACTAAGCGGGAGTTCTTAGGGACAGAGGACTGGAACACCACCTTGTTGTATGTGTCCTTGATGTAGCCTTCTTTAAGGCATTCATTAGCGTCTTTCAGTGGCAGTGTGGCGGACATTACATTTGGCACCAGCTTGCACACTTCTTCGACAGCCTTACGCCCAGGCTCATCTTGGTCAAACACCAAGACAATCTCTTTGAAGCCCTCTTTCTTAGCCTTCTCTGCTGCACGAGCTACCACCTCAGGGGCACTAGACACCCCAAAAGGGAGGCTTGTTACAGCAGCATTACGGTCACGATACTCAGGCTTGCTCCCCATCTTGAGGATTTTGAACAAGGCCATAGCATCTTCCTCACCCTCGGTGATGTAAAGACGTCTCTGGCCAGTTCGTTTAGCCCTCTCCCATCCAAACAAGTCAGCGTTCTTGATGTTCCCCACGGGGATTGTCCACATCTTCTTAACGCTGATTAGCTTACACTTATAAGTGAGTAGTTTACCCTCTTCAGTTAATGGGAAATACCTGATGTTGGGGGTGGAGCCGTCTTGCTCTGAGAGTCCTGTCCTTACGCCAAAGTATTTTAGGGTTTCTTTGTCTAGCCCTCTGTCTTCTGCGTCAAGGTAGGGACAGCTCCTAACCTCATTCATCTCCTCTCGGAGCTCTTCCTCAGACTTCACCTTTGTTGTAGGCTTATATCCTTTGGGCTTATCCTTGTAAGGGTCGGCCACGTATGTGTCACAACTATAGCAATAACCGTCATACGAGCCGTCTTCTTTCATAAAGACTTGAAGACCTTTACGGCTCCCACATTCGTGCGGGAGACGCTCTACGCAACGCCCCATCTAACCTCCTTGTTTAGTGTTAATCAAATATTAGCGGAGAGTCTGAGCCTTTCTAGCTCACTCTTGACGTTCTCCAGCTCCTCTTCAAGATTGTCCCGCTCTTCTATGAGGGGGAGGGTTTCTTGCTCCACTCTCTCATCCATCTCCTCTGAAGTGTAGAGGTTGAATTGGTCTGCGATTCGTTGCTCTGACCACTCCTCCTCTAGAATATTGGCTATGTCTTCTGGCTCAACCTCAATTTCCACTTCTACTTCTTTGCTGAATGTTACCATTACGCATTCTCCTCCAACAGAACTGGGGTTAGGGTGTCAAGGCTCAACCACCAGAGGTTTCCTCGACCCCCTTGTCCAGACACAACAGACTCCCCGTCCTTTGTTATCACAATAAAGCCGTTGCCATCGTGCCCCTTGTATTCACCCCTGAGCACCTCTACAAGCACCTCTTCGAGGTCGGGATTATACCCCTTCACCGCCACGATGTTTTGGTCTGGGGAGAAGGGGGAGACCAACCCCGCCTCCGCCCAGTCTATATAGGCGGGGCCATAATAATTCTTACTTATTGCCATCTTCCCAATCTCCACTCTCAATAACAGGCCCTGTTTCTTCATCAATGTGGTATAACCAAGCGTCAACCAACGTACCGTCGTCTAAGATGACAGGAGTTTTAGTTCGGTTGTAGAAGCGGGGGTAGCCCTCAAGGCGGTCAAGAGGCCCTGTAAGGCCCCCCTCCTCTACATAGTAAACTTCCACCGTGATGGGTGTTTCAGAGCTGCTGTGAGCTTTTGAGACGCTAGGAAAGCCACCCATGTGGTACATGTTGAAGTTCTGGGAGGTGGTGCCTTTAGCAACAAAGTCCCCGTCTACCATCTTCATAACTTGGTGATTGCCGTAACCCTTACGTAAGGTGCCATAAACTGCTACTAACTGTCCCATATCTTTTCTCCTGCTGGTTGGGTAATATAGTGGTTTTTACTAAGGAAGTCTACAAATTTCTTTTGGGGAGGTGATGAACGTATACTCCCCGTCAATGTTCCTGTCCATACTGAGGACAACTAAGTTCTGGCTTTTGTCGTGGTGGAGGACAGTCCCCTTGACGCCCTCATAAGCCTCATACCCCTCAATCACTTTAAGTTTGATACGTTGTCCTTTCTTCATACATTCTCCTCCAAGAGAAGGGGTGCTAAGTTTTTTGTGTGGTAGTCGTTATACTCCTCATAGTCCCACCTAACCACAAAATGGTCAGGACCTTGGACTGTATAGATAGTCCCCACGTTACCCACTGTATTACCTGGGGCGTGTCTGGAGTAGTTACCCTCCTCGTTGTTACTTAAGTAATCTTTAATGTTCACAAGAACTACTCTCTGACCTATCTTAAATTGTTTCATACATTCTCCTCCAACAGGATGGGGGATAGGTTTTTTGCATGGTAATCGTTACAACTCCCATTATCCCAATCAACTACAAAATGGTTCGGGCCTATGATTCTGCTGACAACCCCCACGTTCCCCACTGTGTTGGAATAGCTAGTTGAGTACTCTCCCCCCATAAAATAATTTTCAATGTTCACTAGGATCACCCTATGCCCCACCCTAAACTTTTTCACGGAACACCTCCACGTAATTCTCAAGGGTTGTGCCTGTCAAGCCTGGGGCTGTGTTAATCTCTAACACATAGTAGCGGTCTTGACGCTCGTTATAGATGAGGTCTACAGCCCCAAAGTCTAGGCCCAGTTGGGCAACAGCCCATAACGCCTGACCAAGACCTTCGGCAGGGAGTTGAACACCTTCACGCATAAAGATGAAGCCATTGTCGTGATTGCGTATTTGCCAATTAACCTGCTCGTCTGGGGTTTCATGTCGGCGAGCCTTACGTTGTTGGTCTACGACGTCTCCAAAGGCCACATGAACACGATACTCCTGAGTCTTGGGCACATACTTAACGTACAAGGGAGCGTCAACCAGATCATCCATAGAGGAGGACAAGACAATACCTTGGCCAGAGTGACCACGTAGTTGTTGTCGACAAACAACCTTGTTGCCCTCCTCAATCCACTGCTCAGCATCTTCGACAGATGTGCTAAACTCTGGAATGTTTATGTTCTCATCCTGGCTTAAGCATTGGAAAGTGAGGAGCTTGTTTCCTGCTTTGTTAACAGCACTTGGCTCGTTGATGACGTTACAGAGGTGGTAACTCTCAGGCAAGGAGCCATTGCCCCAGTTGATTAGGGTTTTGTTAGGGCGTGGACGGAAGCGGCTGTTACGTCGTTTAACACGCTTAATACCTAAAGCTTGAGATAGGGCACGGGCCCCTTGTGAGCCACCTTTATACGGATACAGGAAAGTTGACATTATACGTTGTCCTCCAGTATGATTGGTTTTAATTCTCTTTCTAGGGCTTGCACTGAGGCGTCTTGCTTCAGCTCTGCTGAAACCACCCCACTTCTGGAGGTCCGAACCACCTTAACCTCTACAACAGTCCCATCAAGGTGTGCTAAGCCCTCCCACTCTGGCTCACTCCTGTCCAGATTTAGCAGGTATTTTCCACCCTCTCTTAAGTGTGTCATACATTATCTCCTAATGGTGGGTAGTAGTGGAAATCCCCTACCATGCCAGCGGGGCAGTTATGGACGGACCCTGTAGAGCTTTTAAGATAGACAACCCCAGTTACATTGTGGAACCCAACCACCACCAGCAACTCAGACCATATGGGTGACGTCATACTCAGGGGGTACTTGTGTTTTAGAAAGCCCCCCACCTGCACCCCATAACGTCGCTCAAGGTGACTCAACCTCTCTCCGTAAGCGTAGTGGGCAGGTTGGAAGAACTCCTTAATATCTTCCTCGGTCACTGCCAACAGCCTCGGGCACTGGCTGTTGGTTTCTTTGAGGAGGACTTTGCCCACCCCCAATAACTCCGACACAGGGCAGTTTGGGTGCCCCCCAAGCTTGGAAACCTTTTGGAAGATAACACCCTCCTCAAAGCCCCACTTATCCTCTGTCAAAATAATCTTAGACATATCACCACTCCCGTGCAAAAGCATAACCCTGACAAAGCTGCATAGCATCAATCAAGTCATGCTCGTAACCATCATACAACTCGTAGTGCTCATAGAACTCACCAAGTAGCTCACGGACAAAGTTCTCTGCACCAAAATTAGACAGGTTGTACACCACTTGAGTTGGGTTGTCAATCTGCTTGGCAACTTGCTTAAGGTGCAACAAAGTACGCATCCAAATCTCAAGGTTGTCTTCGTCACCATCTGAACGCATGGCACGGAACTCAATGGAGCCATAGGTGGCGATTGCTTTAAGGTTCACAGAGGCGTAACGGATGGAGTCTGTGTTAAACACACGAACACTCTCTGTCTCCACAAAGCGTTCCACCATATCGACAACGTTAGTTGCTTGTCGCATACGGAGGCAGAACAAGTTGCCACGTCGGTACTCCCCGCAGTTGTAAGTGAGGATGTCATCTAAGCAATGCACAATGGCAATGTAATTAACTAACTGCTTGTTGGTGAGGTCTCCAACGTTAATGTGAACATGCACCCCACCACGTCCATTATCAATAATCTCGTTGTTCTTCTTAACCTCACGCAGAAGAACACGGGTTGCCTTAACGGCGTTCTCGATTGTCTTGGGGCTGCGCATCACATACTCAGCCCCGTTCTGACGGAGAGACCCGTCACCTGTCACTTCCCAGATACGGGAGATGTTATTGGGTAGTGGGCCGAAAGGGTCTCGATGCTCAACCTCCACCTCAACCCCTACGTGGTCGTTGTACTCAGTGTCAGGACGAACCAGAGCGTTTGAAAACATTATAACCTCCTAGTTTAGGTGAGAGAGAAGTCGCTCTTTCAGATAGAAAAATTTGGAGAAGATTGTCACCTCCTCGTCCTCCACAATGCCCACTTGCTTGTTCTTATACAGCAAGGTTGGGACCCCTTGGACATTAGCCACACCAAAGTCCTTGCTGAAAGGTACGGCTCGTGCAGCTCCAGATAGAACAGCCTGAATGGCCTCGACACAAGTGCGGTATTGCCCTGTAATGGCCTCCCCTACAGAACGGGACATAAGGTCTAGGACATCTACATCCGCCTCAAAGGGCATATCTCGGGCATGGATGTTGTCTATACACAGGCCATGCTTATAGCGTCGAGTGGCCTTGCGCTCACAGTTGATATACCCGTCTCCCACTGGGACATTACCAAGAGTCACTTGGCTTGAGGAGGCCAGCTCTTGTGTATCCACTGTGTGGTCCTCCCCTGTTAGGAGGTTGCATACTAGAGCTCTATTGGCTCCGCAATCCTTCACAAACACAGGCTCGCCTTGATAAAACAACACACAATGACGGAGACGCATGTTGGCGTCTCGGTCAGAGTCTAAGTAGATTTTACCCATCACAAATTCTCCTCTAGTAGGGCTGGGGTCAGGCAATCCTCAAGGACATACCACCCCCTCTGACCCTCACAAATTTCTCCTAGATTGTGGCCCATCTCCAACTCCTCAAAGAACTCAACACCAGCGTGAGAACCCCTCAGGGTTCGAATAACCCCAAACTTACCTTCAATGGAGATGTTCCCACCATACTCGGAGTGGCACAACACCACCTGCCCCTTTTTTAACTTAGCCATTACACATTCTCCTCTAAGATAACAGGGGACAGGTAGTGAGTCATAACATACCAACCATATCCATACTCACAGAGATCAGACAAACCGTGCCCAACCCCCATTTTAAAAGGGAACTCCACCCCCACTACACCGCCGTCAACATAACGAACTACCCCTGTCTTACCCCTAACTTCAGGGTTTCCTAAGTAGTCCCGATGGCAGAGTACCTTTTGACCCTTTTTAAACTCAGTCATAACACCTCCTAAGGCATAATCAACCCAGCATCTTTAATAATCTTAGATGCTTCAGACTTGTTTGATTGGTTGATAACTTCTTGTATGTCGACAGTCTTGCTGTACTTGTCTGCCAAAGACTCTCCCCCAGACATGAAGCGCTCCATACAAGCTAAGCTGGCTTTGTAGGCCCAGCTCATAAGGGACTTGTCACGCAACCAAGCATTAGACAAGGTGCGGTATTCAAACCCATAAGACTTGGGGCGGTAGGCTCCAGCCTTTCCATACATCTCACGACGCTTAACATCCTCGTCAAAGAACAAAGAGGGGAGGCCAAGCCACACATCCATCTCACGGACAGCTCGCTCACACACTCTCTGGAAGTCCTTGTTAGTGGGGTCTTCGCCCTCAACAACTCCAACATGGATGTGGCCAGCTCCAGTTCGGAAGGTGGCATTCACGTCAGGCTTAACATTCACATCGCCTGTCCAAGCATTGTAGTCAGGCTCACAACCCAACTCTAGGGCTTTTGGTGGTAAGGTGGCCATGTAGTCTTCAGTGAAGTAGGCTACAGGGTCTGCGACAAGCTCGTGCTGTGGCACCATGCTCCGCAGGGTTGACATGACTGTGTCTAGGTTGGTGATGAACTCTTGCTCGTTACGAGCTGGCTCAATGTTAAACTCAAGGGCTGTGCCATCAACCTGTACGGCACCCTTGTCCACTTTGTGGGGGTGGGCTTTGTCCCCAGGGATTAGGTTGTGGCCAGAGACGTGACGTCCACCCATTTTGACAAACATTTCAGGGTCAGCGCCTAATAAAATTTGATGTTTCATACGTTTTCCTCTAATAATGTTGGTTTAAGTTCTTCGGAGTAAACAACACCCCTGCTCCTCTCACCTTTCGCCATATAAGCTTGGCCATCTAACATGTACAACAACTTGACAACCTCCCCGCCCTTAAAAATGGAGGGCCCCCTCTTAGAACTCCTCTTGAAACGGTAGGCGCCTCCAACAACAATCTCCATAAACCACCTCAAATAGCTTTGTTAGTGATGCGGGTTATTTTGAGAACGTCCCCATAATACTCGATGTCAGGGATGCTGCTTTGGCACGAAGTGCAGACAAATAGTGGGGAGCCTTGTCCAAGGTCAAACCCATTAAAATCCACACCAGCCTTGTCAAAATCAAGAGGGTCGCCGCACAGACAGCAATCACTATCCACAACGCTACGAGTGTTGAACATATCGCGGGTGACAACCAAGCTGTCAAAGCTCTCCACCAAGAACGAAAGCCCTTCATCATCTTCATCCTCCAGTTCAATGGGCATAAAGGTCTTGTAGTTGACCGTCATATTCTTTTGAGAGGCGGTTAGTACGTCAACCTCCCAAAGCCCCATGTGATTGTCAAGCTCCTCCACAAGCTCTTCATAACCCACCCCAATCGTACACTCAAAAGTGAACTTAGGGTTGTGGCTATCTTTAACCTGCACCTTAGTGGAGCCGTTTGGGTTGTCGTGGATGTAAACCACTTCTGCGTGGATGGTGTCCCCCATGGAGTAGTTCCACCAGTTGGTACGGTTGTCTGTTGGCGTTGATTTTGGGCTCCCAAAAGGGCTGTAGCCAGAGCTATAAGGGTTGCTAGTCTGTTTTGGGGCTACGTAAGCCTCAAGCTTAGACACGCTCGGTGTCACCTTACCAACCGCCATAACAGGCATAGTGTAAAGAGAGTCAAGAGCTGTACGCATAACATTGCCAATCTTAATGTTGGCTTTAGAGCAAGCCACTTGAATCATCCAAGGCTCAGAGGCAAAGAACATCGTCAAACCATCTTCACTATAGGCGTAATTCATTGGCCGCTCGTTATTGCGTACAAGGTGGAAGTTGTCTAGCTGCTTGTCATAGTAAGCAAGACTAGCTGCCCCTTGCACCTTCAACCATGTGTCTTCAATACCCTCAGTGTTAAGGTTGTTGTAAAGAGCCTCTGAATCAACAGTGAACTTGGTGCTGTCTTTGAATGGGAACTTAGAAGTTGTGCCGTTATGCACACCAATCACGTTCTCAAACTCAAAGGGGTGGGCACCTGCCTTGTTCTTAGCCCCCACTGTAGCGTGTCGGTTATGTCCGATTAGTAATCGTAAATTCTTACGAAAGATGTCTTTCACAGACTCCTTGTCTAAGAAGTCTTGTGGCAACCAAGGTTCTTTGTCTGAGTGTAAGTTACCTTGACGGTCAACCGCAATAATACCTGTGCTATGACGGCCACGTAGAACGTCAAGCTGGAGCATCGTCTTAAAGGCGTTCTCCTCGCTAGTTGAGATGTTGCCTACGACGCCAATAATTCCACACATTTCAAGTCTCCTGTTTGTATTCAGGCTCAAAGCCAAAGTATTTATTAAGGTACTCAAAGAATAACACTTGGCACTCTGAGTCCTTGGTTGTTTGTTCGGGGTGGGGTTGGTAGCAAAGACAAGCTGTCCCCTTGTGCCACACAGCCTCAGGCTCCACACCCTTTTTGTAGGTACGAATCACCTTACCCTGTGGGTTGGCATCCTTGTGTGTTAGCTCTGTGTCATACCCCTCTAGGATGACCTCACCAGCCCCCTCCATCATCATCTGATGGTGAGTGGAGGTGACTAGGACAATCCGACCATCGCTCTTATTTCTTGCGTAGTGACCCCTTACGGACACATGTCCGTCAACATCCTGCCACAACTTACCCCCGTTTCGGGTGTGAAGGAACTGAGAGCCACGGCAGATACCAGCCATAGGAAGACCCATATCAAGAGCCCTCTCGTAAGTGGAGGTGTCCTTGGTGTCTCTGGAGATGTGGCTGTGGGTGAGGGGGTGCTTCTTGTGGCCGTACAGCAAAGGAGAGACGTCAGCCCCTCCTGTGAACACAACCAGCTTAGCATCTGACAAGTTGTCCACAACCTCCCAGCCACGCTCCGAGAACATCCCCTCGTACTGGGGGTTGCCCCCTACAATCAGCACTTTCATATATTCTCCTCCAAGAGGATTGGGGCTAGGTTTAGTTTGTGGTAGGCGTTTCTTGCACCATTATCCCACTGGACTCTCAAAGATCTGCCTGCATGACTCGGCAACACAGTCCCCACGTTCCCCACCGTGTTGGATGGGTCAGGGAAGTATTCACTCTCCCCGTAGTCACTTAAGTAATCCTTAATATTGACAAGAATTACTCTTTGCCCCACCTCAAATTCATATCCGGACATA